CCGGGAACTGCGTAGCTGCCGGTCTTGCGGATCGACGGCAAAAACCTCGCGGGTCACCCAGCGCTTAAAGCGCTTGGCGGCGTCCTTGGTGCTACCGAGGATCAGGGCGTACAGCCCCGATTCATTGACATGGTTCTGGCGCTGGCGACCGCCTGCCGTGAGGGTCTCCAATTTCTGGAGATCCTCTGCGTCGACGTGGGATTTGATCGCCTGCGACGGATTGCCCATCTCCAGGGCATCGCAGACATCAGTGGCGTTGAACCACGGCTGCCCCTGATCATCGACCTGGACGCGCACAGCGTGCGCTTCGAACTGGAAGGGAATGATTGCGCTCATGGCCGTTACTCCGAGTCGAAGGAAAGGGTGAAGGTTGGCTTGCCAGCCTCCACCGTGCGGGCATCGGCGAACTGCTGCTGCAGGGCCGGCGGCCAGTTGGTGTAACGGGACTCGGGCACCGCCAGCTTCACGTCGAGGTAGCTCTCGACGGTTTCGCCCGAGGCGACGATGCGTTCGGCGATGGCCTTGAGCTTTTTCTGGTCCCAGGACACTTTCTTGGGCAACTCGAACTTCACGTGCAGGCCATCGGCCTTCAGGTGAGCGGTGCCGAAGTCGCGTCCGGTATCACGGAGGGCTTCACGGCCCTGGGCACCGAAGCGCTGCTCCAACGCGGTGTCAACCTTGGTACGTGCAGTCTTGAGCCAGGTGATCGCCTGGTCGAGGTTAGAGTCGACCTCGTAGAGTTGCCGGGCAGACAGGCTGGCCAGTTGGGCAATCGACATCTCGGCGATTTCGGCGGGAAAGACGGTCAGATCAGTCATGGCCGGCCTCCTCACTGATAAGCGCGAGCAGAGGTCGAGAACCGAGCTACTTGGCGCTCGTATTGCTCGATGGCAGAGATCTGGTACCGGACGCTGGCGCCGAGCTTGCAAAAGATCGGGCCAATCTGTTCCTGGCGCCAGCGGCGCAGGGTCTTGACGGACAGCCCCCAGCGGATGGCGAGCTCGTTTTCGTCGAGGGCGATGCGGGTGGCACCGTCCGGAAGGGACCGGATCAGTTTCCGGCCGGATTTAATGGAAGGGACTTGGTTTTGCATGAGGAGCACTCCTTTTGTTGGGGTGCTCCTACTTTCTCGCCGCAAGGGTTGCGATATTTCGCAGCCTTAACGCAGAAATCACGCGGAAATTACAAGGGCGTGTCCCTCAAGCCATTTCGGATTCCGCTGGCTCGTCGCCACTGGCTTGCACGGAGCCCAGATAGTCGGGGGTGCCGATGTTCAGTTCCCAAATTCGGGGTTTGGCATTTCCATCTGCGCCACGGAAATACGTCTGCCATTCCGGTGCGCCTCGGAATAGTTCGGCCATCGTGCGAAATGAAACGCCAGATGCAGACTCGATCTGCGCCTTTGACCATTTGCGCCGCCCGGATGTCCATCCATTGACGAACACCTCGACCACATCGAGCCATTCCTTCTTGGTCAGCGTCCACGGATCGGGCCACGGCCCGTGCAGCGTGCCGCTGCGTGCGTCGTCCTTGATCAAACGCGGCGTGTCGATCACGGACGCTTGGGATTGCCGACGACGAATCTCTGCATCGACCGGCGCGAGATCAATCGACACCTTCCCGTTGACGTCCTTGGCCAGCGCATCCAGTGAGACAACGATGCCGGGCCCAAGGTAGCGGCGCGGCTGGCCGGCCGTCGTCGACAACACGATGGTGAGGCCGAGATTCGACTGCCGCAGCTTTGTGTCAAGTTTGTCTGCGTGCTTGGGCTCCCACAGCCGGGACACCAGCGCGACCGGAATGCGCTGATCGCCCATCCGGTAGTTGCCGAGCACATAGGGCTCCTCTTCGTCTACGGTCAACGGCATGTCGACCAGTTGGGGACGGAGCAACTCGTCGAGACGTTCACGCAGGTAGCCCTTGCTGATGTCGTATCGGCAAAGGTCGCCTTCAGCCAGGTCGAAGCGTTCGCCGGTGACGTCATCAATCGCCGAAGTGCTGGTGCTGTTGAACATGACCTTCAGTCGGCGGAACCCCTGCTGGCCGTCCTCATCCTCAACGGGAACGGTGATGTAGTCGCCCGGAGCCTTCTGCTTGAGCAGACCCTTACTCACCAGATCGGCGGCAGTCAGACCAAGCGCTGTCAGTAGGTGTCCATCCGCCTCGTGGCCTGCAAGATCGAGCAACTTCATCTCGGCTCGGAAAAGAGCAAGGTCGGCACCGACCTTCGCCGGTTCGACGCGCTTCATCACGCCCAGTGCGGTCAGGATGTCTTCACCGCATTGGCGCAGGCGTGGATCAGGCAGGTTCAGCAGATTGCATGAACCCCGATGATCGACCGTGATGTCCAGCGCGCGCGAATCCTGCTCACCGTCGAAACGGATCGAGAACGAGAGCTTCACCTCGATCACGGAACGGCAGCTGGACAAGGGGTTGTGATCGCCGAAATGCTTGTCGGAAACGCTCCAGACGCTGTCGCTGTTCGCCATCGCAAAAGTGACGCTGTGCCGGGTATGCCCGAGGGTCACGGTGAGCGACGAAATCCATGCATCCAGAATCACCGCGCCCTTGGCGGTTGCCTCGCGCAGATTGACCGAGCTCTTGAACATGCCCAGCTCGTAGCTGATGGCCCCGACAGGCTGTTTTGATAGCGGTTTGTCGAAGCCGACCGCAACGAAGCGATCCGCGAGGCGTTGCGCCGTGCCAAGCTTGTCCGAGAGCACATGCACTTTGTTCGCTGCCGGGTCGTACACCAGCGTCGCTTCCAGTGCGGGTGTGAAAACCAGGAGATCGCGGCGACGATCCTTCATCTGCCGCAGCAACTTCATCTTCCCGGGGTGATAGACGACCAGATAGTGCATGCGTCGCTTGGCGTCTGCACCGCCTTCGTCCATCTCAAAGTGAATCAGCTCGCAGTTCTGCTTGGCCTCGTCGTCCAGCTCGAGGATTTCGCCCACGCCTTCGTGCAGCTTCTTCTCGACTTCCGGCGTCCACTGGAAATCGCGCCCGTCACCGTCGCGCACCGTGAACCCCAGGAATTTCTTGTGCCCGTGGAAATGGTGAGTCAGGTAAATGGTCTCGATCTGGTCGAAAACGCGCGACGCCTTGACGTACAACCAGATCAGCCGGGTCATCGCATCCGCCGACTTGTCGAAGGTGGAGATCTCTGCGTGCTGCTCGAACTCCAGTTCCCGATAGGCGTGCGCCAGCATCTCCTCGGTACGGAATCGGACGAGCTGGAGGAGTCGCACGGCCTCCTGATCGGCAATGCTGATGTCCTCGCGTTTGATCTTGAGGATGTGCTCGCGCAGCGCCGCGCGCGCCTGATCGTCAGGCAGAGACGCATCGATACCACCGAGCATGGCGAACTTATCGACCTGCGCCAGCAGCTGCAGCGCGGTGACGGTTGCCGATTCGATCAGTTCAGCGATGTGCTTGTTGTTCTTGTGAGACTTCTGGGCCACTCAATGCTCCTTGGATTGATGCTGAGTGGCCTTCCTTGCGTCGGCGCCGTCAGCGCGTTTCGACATTCACGGGATGATTCCCAACATGATCTTGGTCTTGATGCTGGACAGCCAGTCCTCACGGTACTGCAAGGCCAAGGCGTCGAGATTGACGCGACCGACGCCCGCTTTGCGGGCGAGGTCTTCCAGCGAGGTCATGCTGTTGAGCCAGCCCAGTCCATTTGATGCCACCAGGGCCGCCTTGTCGGCAGTGGTCACAACGATGACGTTGCTGGGCAGGAGCTCGCTGGCATGCAACCACGCGAACAGGTGCTTTTCGCCGTCGTCCAGCGTCATGCAGCCGGGCTGGCTGGTGACCAGCGCGGCCAGTTCCTTGCGGGTGACGGGATGCCGGGCGGTGAGGCCCGCATGCAGTTCAGCGGGCGCAACTGCCACATGGCGAGGATCGGTGGGGTCGCCGGTCAGCGTTTCCTCGACGCATTTGTCAACCGTTTCGACGGCGAAGTGCGTGGTGATGGCTGTCCAGCACCGTGAGCGAAATGCTTCGAGAATGACGTTGGTGTCAACGAATACGCGCACTTGAGGCATACGGTATTCACCTCAAAGCTCAAACGGAGCGGGCAGGTCGTACTGGCCGAACAGCTCGGTCAGCCCACCAAGGCCAATGCCGATGGCTTTGGCGGCCTTGCGCGCCGACAGCCGTCCGTTCTCCAGCGCCTCGTGCAGCATCTTCACGAAGGACGCAGAGAAACGCTTGGGTGGCCCGGACACGGAGGGCCGCTGCTTCTCTTGGGAGAGACTTTGCCGAGTGTCGTCACCGATGAGCTTGAGGTTGAACAGCCGCCATGCCAGCGCCACCGGCGCGACCCGCAGCAAGGCCGCGACCTCACACAGATGCGCGATGTCGTTGACGCGTTCCTTGTCGATGAGTTTGTCGAGCGAGGCACGCGGCATCAGCAGCGCAGCCGCGAAGCTGTTGGCCAACTGCTCGACGCGTTTCCCCTTGGTGCGCTCCTCGAAGGAGTTCGACTCCCGATGCTCGGGCTTCATCGCATCCCACGTCAGCGCGTGGAAGAGTTCGTGGGCGAGGTCGAAGAAGCGCCGAGCCTCGCTTTCGTTGCGGTTGATGAGGATGACGCCCATCTCCTCCAAGTGGCAGGTGGCACCAGAGATCGACTTGCCGTCTGCGGTCTCGACCGTGTCGACGAACAGCACCGGAATGTCCAGTTCGCGCTCGACCTTGTCGATCAGGGTCTCGGCAGGAATGACACCCAGGTCAAGCTCTGCGGCAAGGCTTTCCGCGCGCTCCTGCGCATCCTCGTAGGACGACTGGGTGGACAGGCGCAGGGCGCGCTTGAGCACGCTGGCCCGGCTGTCGCGCTGTTCGCGCAACCAGCGCAGCAGCCCGATCCATTGGCCAGCCTTCAGCTCGAAGCCGTCCAGGCTGTCCTCGGACACGCCGGGGTCGGCGCGCCAGTTGAATTGCGCCTCACCCGCAACGGCGAAGGGGTCGATGAAGAACTCGATGTCCCGATCCAGTAGATCGGTCAGGGCGAGCATTTCCTCCGCCCGCAGCGTGCGCTTGCCGTTTTCGATGTCGGAAACCGACTGGCGGTCGTTCAGACCGAGGCCTTCAGTAAGCTGATCCTGCGTCCAGCCCTTGGCCTCGCGCGCCGCCTTCACGCGGAAGCCGATCAGCTTGTGCGAGATCTTGTCGAGCATGGTTTGGCACCTCCGAAAACGTCATTCTACTCTTGCTAGATCCGTTAAGCAAGAAAATCTTGCAAAATACAGAAAGCAATAGCATTGCTCTACGTTGCCATCCGCTTCGAACGATTTGGCGGACCATAAAGACGGTTGCAATTCTTATGAGCCGTCATGCAAATCATCAAACTCCTATCTCCAGCGGAGATGACCCCCTGTGCCAGGGCAGAGGAAATCTGCGCCATCCTGGCCACCGCGATCGACCGCAGCTATGTGGCTAATGAGCCAGCAGAGAGCCCGGTTCACCTTGGCTTTATGCCCGACCAGCGCGTTCATACAACCCCGTCTCAACAAGAGGAGTTGTCATGAACGACACATCATCCGTGGCCAAACAAGTGGCCTCCCTGCCATCGATCCCGCTGCCAGACCTGTGGGCTCTGTGGGATCGCTTCTTCAAATCTCGTCCGGAAAAGACCAACCGCGTCTACCTTGAGTCCCGAATTGCATACAAGCTTCAGGAAGAAGCCTTTGGTGGGCTGGATCCTGATACGCGCCGGCGCCTGGCCAACATCGGTGTCCGGCAGTCCAAGATCAAAACCCGCCGCAAAGGCCCTGAAATCACTCTGGCTCCCGGCACGGTCTTGGTTCGTGAATGGGCCGAGCGTGACCACTATGTGAAAGTTACCGCCGAGGGGACGTTTGAATACGAGGGCAAGTACTTCAAGAGCCTGTCGGCGGTGGCACGCCACATTTCTGGCAGCTCATGGTCAGGACCATTGTTTTTTGGCCTGCGCCGTCCTGCGGAGGAGTTCCAGTGAGCGACACCCCGAACAAAAAGCCACGCCAGCGATGCGCGGTGTATTGCCGCGTATCCACCGACGAGCGACTAGATCAGGAGTTCAATTCCATCGATGCGCAGCGCGAAGCGGGGCATGCGTACGTCGCCAGCCAACGTGCAGAAGGCTGGATACCGGTGGCCGACGATTACGATGATCCTGGATTTTCTGGTGGCAATACCGAACGCCCCGGTCTGAAGCGCCTGATGGCCGACATCGAGCGTGGCCTCATTGACATCGTGGTGGTCTACAAGATCGACCGACTGACGCGTAGCCTGGCGGACTTCTCCAAGATGGTCGAAGTGTTCGAGCGCCGTAAGGTCTCGTTCGTCTCGGTCACGCAGCAGTTCAACACCACCACATCTATGGGGCGGTTGATGCTGAACGTGCTGCTGTCGTTCGCGCAGTTCGAACGCGAGGTCACGGGTGAGCGCATCCGCGACAAGATCGCGGCATCCAAGCGCAAGGGCATGTGGATGGGTGGTGTGCCGCCCCTGGGTTACGACGTCGTGAACCGGCAGCTCATCGTCAACGATGCTGAAGCCGCCATCGTCCAGCGCATCTTCAAGGAAATGCTGACGATCGGTTCGACGACACAAATCGCAGCCAACTTGACAGCCGAAGGATTCACCACCAAAGCGTGGGTGACGCGCAACGGCCAGATGCATAGCGGTTCGCGCATAGACAAAAAGTACCTGTACAAGCTGCTGCGCAACCGGCTCTACTTGGGGGAGATCTCCCACAAGGGCAGCTGGCACCCCGGCGTCCACAGCGCGATCATTGATCACGGCCTGTGGGGGCAAGTCCACGAAATCCTGGCCAGCGATGGACACACGCGCTCGGTGGAAACCAAAGCGCGCTCGCGAACGGATGCCCTGCTGCGCGGCTTGTTGTATGCCCCATCTGGGGAGCGGATGTACCCGACCTACTCCAACAAGAACGGTCGCAAGTACCGCTACTACTTCTCGAAATCAGAGGCCAGGTTCGGTGCTGACAGCAAAACCTACGCGCGCCTACCGGCCGATGAGGTCGAGGCCGCCGCGTTGGCCCAGATCAAGACCGTGCTCTCCAGCCCTGAATCGGTAGCTGGCGTCTGCCAGTTCATTCGTAAAAACGGTTCAGCCGTGCGCGAGGACATCGCAGTGATGGCCATGCGCCAGCTGGGCAGTGTTTGGGAGCAGCTTTACCCGGCTGAGAAGCACCGCATCGTGAACCTGATGATCGAGCGTGTGGACCTGGTGACCGGTGGGCTGAAAGTGAAGTGGCGAGAGGTTGGCTGGAAGGACCTGATTGAAGAATTCGCGCCGGACAGCATCGGTGCCGAGTTGGTCGAAATGGAGGCGACATGAGCGTCACTGAGTCGACAGACCAGAGCACCTTCGTGCCACTGAATTTGAAGCGGCGGGCAGGCAGGCTGATCGCGGACAGCGGTGCCCCTGTTCATGACGTCAACATCCTCAATGTGGTCGGTCGTGGGTTCTTTTGGCAAGAGCTCCTTGACACTGGCGTATACGCCAGCGGGTCCGACATTGCCAAAGTTGAAGGCGTCACACCATCGACCGTGAACCGGTTGGTCCGGATGGGGCTACTGGCTCCCGACCTGATTGAAGAACTGATGGCCGGCAAACAACCCAGACGAATGACGGCGCATTGGCTGATCCGCAACCGTATTCCCAGTCTCTGGAGCGAGCAGCGGGCACTTTTTGATCAGTTCAGATAGGAGTGAAGATGGGCAAAAAAGACCTCGGCAAAGTGATCGGAACCCCGGTGACATTCCAGATCCCGCGTCCGGCAGGTGGCGTGCAGATGGAGACATACATTCCATGGACGCTGGTCAAACGGGGCGTGCGGCGTAAGGTGATCACGCCGTTCGACACACCCATTGAATTCAACGACGAGGCGGCCCGTGAACGCCAGCAACGAGAACTTGAGCAACCAAGTCCGCTGCTTCGAGCTCTGGGGTTGGCGCATCACTGGCAGCGGCTGCTAGACGATGGTCGTTTCGGCTCGTTGACGGAGATCGCTGCAGCCGAGGAGATGAACCTCAGTCAGGCAAGCCGTATCGCGAAGCTGGCATACCTGGATCCAAAGATCATCCACGCCAGTCTTAGACCTGGCAGCAAGATGGCGCTGGAGCACTTCATTCGCGGCGGTGCCCTGCCCACCGAGTGGGCGGCTCAGCGGGCAAGGCTGGGGCCTTACCAATAGGCACAAGGACATCACCGAAGCAAACGGCCGCCCTCGAGGCGGCTTTTTTGTGGCCGTCGGTCAAGATTCGCATTGCCAGTTCCCAACCGCGAAGTGCTTGCCAGTTGCAACCACCCCGTTGCAAACCGTTGATTTTGCTAGACCACGCGACTTGAACGCTCAAGAGACCAGCAGAGAATAGAGACAGAAAACGGGGTGTCAGGGCATGAATAGTGGCGTCGTCGCCGTCCTGCCGCTCAAGAGGAAAATGCGCCGAACCGCGCCAACACTGGGGGAACGGGCAAAAAAAATCCCGACTGATAAGAGTCGGGATTTCTATGAATGGTGGCAATTTGAAGTATGAACGTCCGGCCGCAAAGGTCGGAACATTCTCCAAGAACATGAGCAATGCTCACCTCTAAAGTCTTTGATTTCGGGTCGTTGTCCGCCTTCCCCTGATCTCCCAGCAAGGTGACCCGCGCCCTTGTTGTTTGAGATGATGTGGGCTGTGAGCCCCATCCAAGCACCCGCCGCAACCCCCCAGCCGTCGCAGCCGTCGCAGCCCATTGTGCGCTGCGCGGTTTATGCGCGCGTGTCCGTCGCCGACGCCCAGTCTGGCGAGTTCAACTCGCTTGCAGCGCAAATTGAGGCTTGCGAACAGTATGTCGCCAGCCAGTTTGGCTTGGGATGGTGTTTGGCTGGCCCGGCTTACACCGACGACGGTGAAAGCGCTCGAGATCTTCATCGCCCGGGACTGCGTGCCCTGATGGAGCTCGTACAGCAGGGCGAGGTCGAGGTGATCGTGGTGCACCGACTGGATCGGCTCAGTCGTAGCCTGTTTGACCTGACTGACGTGCTGCTACCGCTTCTGCGGCTCAAGTGTGTCGAGCTGGTCAGCGTAACCCAGCAGATTGACACCCATTCGCCCAACGGCCGCTTGTCATTGAACCTACTCACCAGCTTTGCCGAGTTCGAACGAGAGACCATCGGGGAGCGCACCCGTGACAAGCTCTCTGCCACGCGCCGCCAGGGGCGCTGGCAAGGCAGTGGCACCCCCTTGGGCTACGAAGTCGATTTCGAGCAACGCTTGGTAGTGAACAAGTCCGATGCCAGTTTGGTGCGTGAGATTTTCAGGCGCTATGTGGCGTCAGAGACCATGGCAGATTTGATGGCGTGGATTGAGCGTCAGAAGGTCAAGACCAAGAAATGGATTACGCGCGATGGCAACCCCCGGGGTGGCCGCCCCATGGACCGCACCACCTTGTACCGGATGTTCGGCAACCGGATGTACATCGGAGAGGCGCAGTTTGATGGCGAGTGGCATAGCGGCATCTATTCACCCATCATCGACCTGGATCTGTGGCGAGCCGTTCAGGAAAAGCTGGCGCAGCGGGCAAGGCGCAAGGGCGTACCCAACCAGGGGTGGAGTGAGCTCGAGTTCCCCCTGAGCAACCGGCTGTTTTGGCATGACGGGCGCCCGTACACCCTGTTCAAGTCCTCGCTGCGCGACAAGGGCCAGTACCGCTATTACATGGGCCCGGCCACCGAAGCAGAAAAGGCCGCCGGCCTGCCACCGTTCAATTTGTCGGTAGATGAGGTTCACCGGTTCGTTACCGAACACCTGCGCCAGCATTTCAAAGATCCCACGGCCTGGCTGCCGATGGTGCAAAGAAACCTGCCCGACGACTGTGTTCTTGATGAGGACGGCATCCGAAAGTCCCTGCTGCGCCTGGATGAGGCCTGGAATCTTTTTACAGAGTTCACGGTCGCCGGCGTCTTGTTCCGGTTGATTAAGCGCGTCACGTTGTACCCCGATGGCATGCGCATTGAGATGGACGTGCCAGGGCTGATCCAGCAGATCAAAGACATGGCAGAGCTACCCCTGGCCGCCGAAGATGCCCCTCAAAAAGCCAGTCGAACGCATGCCAAGCCGGTCTGACGGACGGGGTTTCATATTTCAAATCTGCGATGGATAGCGCTTTGCGATTGCAACCACCCCATTGCAAGTCGTTGATTTTGCTAGACCACGCAACTTGAACGCTCAAGAGACCAGCAGAGAATAGAGACAGAAAAAGGGGTATCAGGGCATAAAAAGTGGCGTCGTGGCCGTCTTGCCGCTCAAGAGGAAATTGCGCCGAACCGCGCCAACACTGGGGGAACGGGCAAAAAAAATCCCGACTGATAAGAGTCGGGATTTATATGAATGGTGGTGTAGTATAGCACCCAAAATGACCACCCTCCCGTAGTTCTGTGCCAAACGTGGCAAAACATACTGTCAGGTAGGATGTGAGGGGGTAAGAAACGAGAACCTACGACTTCCCACCACTCCCCGGATCATCCTGATGCCAACAGTAGCATCCTAAACGCCGTCAAATCTGGCCAGTGGCTTTGAGATAGAAGTTAACCAATTTTGTTGGGGTCAGTCTTGACTCTTCTAGACCTTTACAGATCCTAGCGAACACGGCGCTATCCATCGGGTCCTGCGGGACAAGTTGCCCGCTCTTCACCCCGCGCAAAACTTTGTCAGCTTCCTCAAGGCGCGCCTTCTGGTAGACGACGTAACTGTCATGTTTCACAAAAGCATGGTCGCCCGCATACAAAATGCAAGCGGGGTCGTGGGGTACGCCTTGCCTGACGGTCGATAGCGAGACCATCAAAACACATGTCCTCCCAGACTCATCACCATGAGGATCAGTCAGCAGAATGAAAAGATGCTTGCGATCTTTATCACCTTGCGGTCCCGACGGAATGAGTAGCGTCGCCCGCTTCAGCGGAAGAAACAGACTCATAGAGCCGCGAAGATGCGATCGATTTCCTGCTCAGCGTGGATTTGGGCAGCCAGTTCCTTCGCAGAAGCATCATCGAAGCCCACCGCACGTGCCATTGCGTCGTACTGGATAGGAATAGATGAGCCCTTCGGATCTTTCCACTCGGCGCAGTGCTTATGGGTCCAGTCGCGGATTTCCCACTTGCCCATGGCACCGAACTTGCCCCAGACGATCTTGAGCACATCGATCTCTGCCGGGGCCAACTCATCGAGGGCTGCCGCATCCAAGGGCTGGCGCAACGAAAGTTCGTGGTTTTCCTTGTCGGAAATCCACTCTTCCCAACCGCCAGGCTGGGACTCGACGTCGCCATCCATCAGGTTGAGCGTCTGAGAGAGAACCGGCCCATGGGGCATAGAAACCAGTCGGTCACCCGAAATCGGCCAGCCGAAAACCCGCAAGGCCTCGCGATCCGAAAGGTACAGGAGCTTCATCAGCTTCAAATGCGGCATTCTGCTCTCCGGGGCTTGCCCCAGAAAGAACGCCGCCATTTGCGCCGCTTTGCGCTCGTTAAACATTGAACAGGCTCCTGTACGCCAAACACCAAAACCCTCGTAGACATGCTCGGATAAAAACGAGGTGTCTTGAGGGCAACCATCGCCCACACTCAACGGGCGGGCCAAATCTAGATTCTACTCGTTGACCGTTCTGTTGACCATCCGGCACTGTTGCCCGCCCGCTACGGAGCATTTTGACAGTTCCCATACGAATTTTCGTATGGAGAAATCTGATGCACCCAATATTCTGCGCCTGCTGCGGCCAGTCCTTCCTGCCTGACCCACGGGTCAAAAACCAAACCTACTGCTCGACACCTGCCTGCCAGGCAGAGCGGCGCAAACGCTGGCGGCAAACCCGGCCACGCACCGGGGAGGTGTACCTTGACAATAAAGCCCGCGCCCAAAGAGCTTGGCTGGATCGCAATCCGGATTATTGGCGCAACTACCGGGGCAACGGAAAAGGTGCCGGGAAAAAGCAACCCACCGATTCCGAAATCATTTCGGCTCCGCTGTCAGGTCTGTACCGAATCGAGTTCACCCCCAATTTCGGCGCTGCTAAGAGCGACGAGTGGATTGCAAAGATTTCCCCTGTGTGCCACCACTGTCCATGCAAAGAGAACGAGTGCAAAGATATAACTCGTTAGACGAGTTGAGCCTCTGGCATTACCGTTGCGTCCAAATATGCTCCCGAAAACCTGCATGGCAACCGCTTCACCGGTACGTCCGCGCTGACAACCATCAGCACCATGGCTTGCAGCGAAGTGAAATGCAGGCTCGAGAGCATCCATTACAAACGTTGAACGATCGGATGCCATGCAAAACAATGAGGCCACAGGAGAACAGACGGAACCGTCCAAACGCATTCGCGCCGCGGAATATGTTCGCATGTCAACGGAGCACCAGCAGTACTCCACCGAAAACCAGGCCGACAAAATCCGCGAGTACGCCCGAGTTCAAGGCATTGAAATTGTTCGCACCTATGCCGATGATGGCAAAAGCGGTCTGAACATCGGCGGGCGCAAATCACTGCAGCAGCTACTCGGGGACGTGGACGCCGGGGCCATCGACTTCAAATTGGTCTTGGTGTACGACGTCAGTCGCTGGGGACGGTTTCAGGACCCTGACGAAGCGGCGTTCTACGAACACCTCCTCAAGCGCAAAGGCGTTCACGTCCGGTACGTTGCTGAACAATTCGATAACGATGGATCCCCAGTCTCCACCATCGTCAAAGGCGTCAAGCGCGCCATGGCCGGTGAATACAGCCGGGAACTCTCGGTCAAGGTGTTCGCCGGTCAGTGCCGACTGATCGAACTGGGCTACCGCCAGGGCGGCCCTGCCGGTTATGGACTGCGGCGCGTGCTACTGGATCAGACAGGATCCGTGAAGGCGGAGCTGGCGCGCGGGGAGCACAAAAGCCTGCAAACCGACCGTGTCATCTTGATGCCTGGGCCAGACGTCGAGGTTCAAAACGTGCTCCAGATCTATCGCTGGTTCACAGAGCATGGTCTGTCCGAATCTGAAATCGCGACTCGTCTCAACGAACAAGGCGTGCGCACGGACCTGGGGCGCAATTGGACACGGGCCACGGTGCATCAGGTGTTGACCAACGAAAAGTACATCGGCAACAACGTGTTCAACCGTATCTCGTTCAAACTCAAGATGCTGCGCACCGTCAACGAGCCAGACAAGTGGGTCAGGAAAGAGGGCGCCTTCGAAGCCATCGTTCCACCAGAAACGTTCTACATGGCACAAGGGATCATTCGCGGGCGCACGCACCGCTACAGCATGGAAGATCTGATCGAAAAGCTGCGCAATCTCTATGAGCACCGGGGGTATCTGTCGGGACTGATCATTGACGAAACCGAGGGAATGCCCTCCTCCTCGGCCTACATCCACAAATTTGGAAGCCTGATTCGTGCCTACCAAACAGTGGGGTTCACGCCCGACCGAGATTACCGATACCTGGAAGCCAACCAGTTCTTGCGACGACTGCACCCCAAAATCGTCGCGCAGACAGAACAAGCCATCGGCGAGTTGGGTGGCACCATTGAAAGGGATCCCGCCACAGACCTGCTGTTGGTCAACAGGGAATTCACGGTGTCCCTGGTGCTGGCGCGCTGCCAAACCCATGACAACGGGCGCAACCGCTGGAAGGTGAGATTTGACACCAGCCTGGCGCCTGACATCACAGTGGCCGTGCGGCTGAACCATGCCAACGATGCACCATTGGACTACTACCTCCTGCCGCGCCTGGATTTCGGGCAGCCGCGCATCAGTCTGGCCGATCGCAATGCCATCGAAATTGAAAGCTACCGCTTTGACACTCTGGAATTTTTCTATGGCATGGCCCAGCGCACACGCCTGCGGAGGGCATCATGACCAAAAAGCAGCCTATAGGCAATCTGCGCATGATCCCTGTCGACCGGATAGAGGTGCTCAATCCGCGTGAGCGTAACAAGCAGGTTTTTGAGGGCATCGTTGAGAACATCAAATCCGTCGGACTCAAAAAACCCATCACTGTGACCCCGCGCCCTGGGGACGATGGCGCTGAAAAATACTTACTCGTTTGTGGCGAAGGCAGGCTCAAAGCGTTTATGGCCCTAGGCGAGACCACCATTGCTGCAATGGTTGTGGATGTCAACGATGAAGACGCCTTCATTATGAGCATGGTGGAAAACATCGCCCGTCGCAAATCCAGCCCCCTCGAACTGCTGGCGGGCATCCAGCAACTGGTGGCCAAGGGTTATGACAAAAAACCATCGCCAAGAAAACTGGCCTGAGCATTGACTACGTGCAGGGGATCATGCTTCTTATCAAGAATGGAGAGGAGCGCCTGATGGTGGCGGTAGAGAGTGGCCGCATACCGCTGAATGCGGCTTTGGAGATTGTGGGCGCGGGCAACAACAATGAGGCTGTACAGGCCGCGCTGCAGGACGCCTACGAGTCCGGTTTGCTGCGTGGAAAGCAATTGATCCAAGCCCGTCGGATCATCGAAAAGCGCCAGACCTTTGGGCGTGCATTGGGTCGGGGTACGCAACGTGTGGCGGTAGACATCACGGCATCAAGCCTGGTCCGAACCTATCAAAAGGAAGTTGAACGCCAAAAGCTGATGGTCAAAAAGGCGGGGGCGGCCCAGCAACGCCTCTTATTCGTGATCGGCGCCTTGGGGCAACTCCTGGTCAATGAGCACTTCACGACCTTGCTTCGGGCCGAAGGATTGGACACCTTGCCAACGTACCTGGCCGAACGTGTATGGCCGAAAGGAGCTTGAAATGGCGCAACTGTCCCTCGCCTTCCTGTTGGATCCACTCTCCATTCCTCTTGACCTGATTTTGCCGTCACGCAAAGCGCTTTCCAGAATATTGACGACCAGAAAATTCATGCAAATCCAAGCCTCCATCAAGGCCGTCGGACTCATCGAGCCATTGACGGTTGGGCCTGCGGACAAGAAAACGGGGCACCGCGTTCTACTCGATGGTCATTTGCGATTGCTGGCACTGCGATCGCTGGAGCACACCGAAGCGTTGTGCCTGGAGTCCACCGATGACGAAAGTTACACCTACAACACGCGAATCAACCGTCTGTCATCGGTTCAAGAACATGTGATGCTTCGCAGGGCAGTTGAAAAAGGGGTCACGGCGCAACGTTTGGCCGATGCACTGGACCTGGATGTCTCCACCATCACTCGAAAGCTCAATCTGCTCGACGGCATCTGCGCCGAGGCCGTGGCACTGCTGAAAGATCAGCAATTTGCGGCTGACCTTGGCAGCATTTTGAAGAAAATGAAGCCGATGCGTCAGGTCGAGTGTGTTGAATTGATGGTGGACGCCAACTGTGTCACCCTGGCCTATGCCAATGCACTGTATGCGGCGACACCTCCGAACCAGCTGGTGGATGCGGTCGTCGCCAAAAAAGTCGCCGGTGTGAGTCCGACACAAATGGCCAACATGGAGCGCGAGATGGGAAGTCTGCAAGAGCAATACAAACTTGCTGAACAAACCTTCAGCCAGGATGTTTTCAATTTGCTGCTGGCCAGCAAGCTCCTGGCCAAATGGCTAGAAAACACCGAGATCGAACGGTACTTGCAGCAGCACCACCCGGAGATTCTGACGGAGTTCAAATTTATCGTGGAATGCGAGTCACTCGACGCATAGTTGAATGCACAGCAGCGATTTTTTGCCCCCGCCAACAGCGCAAGGTCTACTTGACGGAGTCAAAGGCCACCCATCATTCGATGATGAGCAGATTGATGACGACTCGCCCGACACCCATCGCAATGCGCCTCAGCCTGATCCCATCTGCCTGTATGGGTTGATAGGTGACGTAGCCCGAGCGGGCAGTGACGGCACAGAGACGAATGCCCATGCCATCGCAGCGAATTTCATGGCTTATTTGTCCTGCGCAGTTGGGCGTAGCGTGTACCTGCCCATCGGAAACACACGGCACCACACGCGATTGTTCTGCCTGCACATCGGACGTTCCGGCCGTGGGCGCAAGGGCGACGCGGTATCGCTGGTGCTGCGCATCGACGCCGCTTTACGTGCAATCGATGATGCGTTCGCGCCTCAGATTCACCGAGGTGGATTGTCAACGCGCGAAGGTCTGGCAGCGCTGATCCACGACGGCTACCGACAAGGTCGGCAGGACGTCCCCCCCATCGAGGACAAGCGGCTGTGGGTGGTCGAATCCGAATTCGCCAACGTGCTGCATCAGGGTCGGCGCGACGGAAACACACTGTCGGCTGCACTGCGTGACTGCTGGGACGGTATCGACCTGAAACCTGCCACGAAATCCAATCGGGTCTACGCCAGCGATCCACACGTCTGCCTAAGCGGCGCGATCTCGCCCAGCGAACTGACGGGCTTGATGAGCGCCCGTGAAATGAGCAACGGATTTGCCAACCGGTTTCTCATGATCTGGGCCGAGCGGTCACGAATGTTGCCGTTTCCGAAGGAGACGCCACAGGCGGTAGTCGACCATCTGGCAGCTCGGACGCTGGATGTGTTGGCCTTTGTTCGCGCTGACCGGCATGACGAGCGCGCACATCGGCAGATGGAACTGTCGCCGCAAGCGCAGTGGCGCTACGCTCAGCTCTACCGAGGTGAACTGCACGATGGCGTTGACGATGGTGCAATTGGGGCCTTGCTTGAGCGCAACGCGCCAATGCTGCTGCGATTGGCGATGCTGATGGCTCTGACCGACCTGCAAACCAGGATCGATGCACAGCACATTGATGCAGCGATGGCTTGGATTCGTCATGCCACGGCGTCTGTGCGCTACGTCTTCGTCAGCGCCGTTGAAGATGCAAAGCTGGCACAGGTGCTGGAACTTGCGAACCGTGTGTTGGTCTTCCTGGGCGAACACGGTCAGGCCACGCGAAGCCAGATCAGCTCAGAATGCCTCAGAGGCAAAGTACCCAAAGCACGAATCGACTCCTGCCTGGAGCATCTACTGTCGGCCACGCCACCCAAAATCAGCGTGCAGTCATTCGAGCGGCCTGCCGATGCGCCTGGCACGCCAACAAGGGTGTACCGACTCGCGTAATGGCCCAAGAGCTCATTTCGCTCGTTTCGCCGCAGCAAAACGCCCGTAAGTCCTTGTGGGGATTCTGATTTCGCTGATTTCCCTCATTTCGCCGAAACCTGATGCACAAAGTCATGCGTGTCGAAGAGTTGAATCGAAGGTTTTCGAAGGAGTCGACTGATTGAGCCCAAATTAAATGGGAATTCACAGGAGAGATCTCGAACTTCGCACATCCAGTCCCGGTCCCCAGAACAGAAATAATTCGACAACGTGAAAAATCACTCGTCCCCCGACATGTCCCTCGACGGCTTCTTTAGAGTCGTCTGCTCCCGCTGACGTTGGCGCGCCTCCTGCATTGCCACCTCTATGCTTGTCCGTTGATCCAGGGGTGGAGGCGGGGACGGCTGGTTTGGCTTCTTGTGCTGTCGACGCTTGAGCGCTTTCTTCTTTGGCGCCTTGGGCTTAGTCTTTTGACTCGCGTCCTGGGCATCTTGACGAGAGCGAGAACTAGGCGTCGGTCTGTGATTGTGTCGTCGCTGGATCTGGTGCGGCTTGGTCACTACAGGTGGCACGAGATCATGGACTTCCGATTCGAAAACAAACGCGCGAACTGTTTTGGGCTCGACAGATGCGGCGTCGCCCGCTAGGGTGGAAACGAACCACTGGCCGTCCTCTTTCCTTAGGAAAAACGGCGCACCTTCTGAAAAAATACCATCTCGAACATAAAAGGTCTTACGCTCTCCCTCAAGCCAGCCCTCGAGCCTCTGGATGGTGCGGTCACTTGCTATCGACTCGACGATTTCACATAGAAAGGGCATCCAACCGTCCCGGAATGGAGGGGGCGAAACGTGGACGCGGCTGTGAAAGTCAATCGCGATACGCCTGACAAAGGACAACTTCTGGTTGCTCGAGGTACAAGGGTGCTTTGGCCATGGAGGGCCGAGGTCATCAAAGAACACTCGACCACCGTACGATGACTCGTAGAAAAAGACTTTGGCGCCACACACTGGGCAATGTGCGTTGGGGTGGGTGGCGCCGATTAAAAGTTCGCGATAGGTCTTGAACGTGACACCTACCCACCTGTCAGTAGTGAAATTTCCACCCCGCCCGAGATGCCCCATACCTCCCCAACCGCAGCGACACTCAGGCGAGTGGTTCCACGCGTTGCACATGATCACGCTCCCCGTGCCAAGGTGGCTTGACGCGCGCTCAGGTTGGAATACTCGGCATAGCAGTTGGCCAAAGCATCGAAACAGTAGGCTTTAATTGCATCTGCGACTCGGCCGAAATCCAACTTGGGCTCAAAAGTTTTACTGTCCAAGTAGAGATCACGGTTTACCTCCACCATCACTGCCGTCACTCTTGGATCCACCTGATACCGGTTTGCAGGCACCAGTGCTCCTGCAAAGGGATCATTTACTGAGACGCGCCAACCGTCGCGACAGAAAGCTTCGACGAAAGCTTGCTCAAGCCATTCAGGGGTGTGATACGGATCAGAGCCGATACAGATGTCCGGTCGTTCAACAGCCGGATCCGCTTGCTCATAGGGCAATGCGGTGCCCGGGAAGCTGTGGCAATCGATCACCACACATCGACCATACCTCACCACTGCATCTGAAACAGCGGTTTCAAGTCGATGGTGATGAGAGTGATACCACTCGAGCATCAGCGTATCGCGTTCCTGTGCTGGCAACTTCCTTCTGAGAGGTGCCAGTTGAGACGTGACTTCGTAGATCGCGCCCATTCCGCGGCCTGCCATCGGCTCAGTCGCGTCATCGGGAAATCGCTCCACATCAACAACCAGGCGACTAACTGGCGCCCGAACCACCGTGGCATCGCCATGGGGTTCTGCGAAAAGCGCGTGAGAGAAGTGATCGGTCATGCGCTGTAACTCGAGCTTCAGTTCCGCGTCGGACAAAAGAAACTGAGATCGCACCTTCGAGGGAATAACGCTGGAATCATGCGGAATATGCAAGATTACCCACGGTGGATAGCGCATCTGATCCATCGCTACTCATCCCTATCGGCGATGACCTGAGCCACAACCGAACGAAGGCTTGGGTGTATCCGATCGAGATAGGTTGGATGCTCATCAGCATGTTCTCTAACGCCGTCACGCCAGTCACCGGAGATAACTTCATTTAGCGCCTCGAAAACATCTGGTGGCGGATCCGCTGGCACTGAACTGCCTTCTTCCCATTCCAGCCAGTTGTATTCAGGTCCCAATCCGTAGGTAAACACCGTTCGCTCCATTAGCGTCGACACGGCCACGACGATCGATTCCGAACGTCCAATCACGGCTTCTTCGTAACGACCATCGAATTGTTTGGGTACTGCCCACGTCAGCCAGTCGACCCGAACGATCTCATCAGATGAGAAAAAGCAGGGAGCTACAAGAAACTCAGGGTAAAGCGCTTTCACTGAATCACTGGACACCCAACGAACGTCAAGGACCGTGTAATCGAGAAGCACCTCCTCAAGCTGGTCGTAGCCGCACTGAGCTGCAGCAACCGCAGCAGCCTCATAGATCTCCTCGGTTACAGGGTCGTCCCGATAGACCAGGCTCTCCATGTTTGTCATCAGGACTCCTTATTCAAACCAGGTATCTCGACGAGATGTGAAAGTGCTGCCATGAACGTGCCGCAATGCGGGCACACAAGCTCCGTAATTTCATCATCTACCTCGCCAATCTCGACTAAGCTGCCAGCGCCAAACCACGCGCACTTGCGACACTTGAAATTGAGGCGTCGCCAACTCATCAGATTTAGGTAGGGCCACCTCGGGTTGCCATATTGATCAAAATTTGGCGCCACGGAGCTTGAATCTGAATTTTGGTTTGTATCGTCTTTGGGTCGACCTTCTACGGGCATGTTTTACATCCATTCATAAAAGATTTGAACATTGCCGACGAATACGATTTGCTCGTGAAGATCAATCGCAGGACGTACGCCGAATCCAGGAAGATAGTAGACAGTGTCCACGACGCCCCCTTGATTCAGATAATCCGCCGGATAAAACCGCGACCGCTGCACTTCCCACATATACGACCGTCAGCGCCCTTACCACCTCCAGCACAAACAGGGCATAGTTCGGATCCATCAGGCCGCCAGTCGCCAGGCTTCGCCTTTCCCTCAAATGGGTCTTCCTGTAGGGAATGACGTTCGTGTAACTGACGATAGTGTTCATTCATCTCTTCCGTACGAGCCTTGCTCGACTCCATTGCACGTAAGAATGAGTCCTTGAAACCTTCGTCAATATTGGCTACGTCGTTTTGGAATTGTTCCCACGCAGCTATATTGCCAATCGTTCTACAGCGATCAATGATTTCTTTGTATTTGATCCTTTTTTCATCCAAGGACAAATCTTCCCTGAGTTTCAACCGACGAACCAGTTCATCGCGAACCAACTCAGCTGGAAATTTGTACCAAGGAGAGTCAAATGGACGATCGAATTCAGAATCAGGAATTTTCTGAAGATCATCGCTGGTTCTTTCGGAATTCAAGATCACCCTTTCAACTTATTAAGCTCAGACTCTTTTTCGGCCACCTGCTTGAGGATATCCCTGTTGAGTTTGACCTTCCGCCCTGGTGACATGGAGCCTTCAGTTTCCAGCACCACCTTGGCATGCCCGTCTTGATCTGGGGGGTACATGTAGGCTGCCCCGCGAGTGGTCTCAACCTTATAGACGTCGTGATAAACCCTGATCCACACGCCGCGCCGAGTGACACCGACAACTCTTAAGACGCGTAAATTCGGAATGGTGGGCCACGTACCCGCCGCCCATCCATCTAAGCATTTGACGCAATAGGTGGCTCCTACTTCGAGTGCGATTTCCCTCAAGCGCTCGGTATACGGACCCAGAGCCTTTTCAGATTCCTCGACATCGTCATCGGCTGAGGTATGTCCGCGACGTTGACTTGATTCCTCACTCTCAGAATCGCGTTCGATTGCCCACTTGACCAACTGACGCGTGCTCATCACCTCCTTGACCTCCGGGAGGTCCTCCATTCCAGAAAAGTCCGTGCTTTCGGTGATGAGATCCCAACGTCCTTGGCCTCGGTAACGGAGATAGTGATCCCAGGATTCATCGCGCCCTGGAGCGTCTGTGAGTTCGCCGTGAAAGAGGTGATGATGGTCTGCAAGAGTCTTGCGCCCAGCATTGGAGGGCGTAACGTCGACCTCTGACAGTACCTTTTCCGTAGCCTTGGCATTTCTCAAAAATGGGGAGCGATACGTTCGTCCTTTGCTCGAAGTCAGGTTGTCCGACCAATCCCGTTCGATCGCATCCGATGCATCGTCGACCGATAGGAAGTAGCCCGTAGTGTCAAACTCTGGAGCCCAGTAGAAGTACACACCACCAAGTCCACGGATATCGATGTGATAGCTGCCGTAGGAGCCATGCGCCGTGTACCTCTTGTAGAGACGACCGACGTTGTGCAGCATGTCCATCAAAAACGAGTCGACATCAGCATCGGTCAATTGAGGATCCTCACCCCTAGCGAGTGACTTCAAAATCGTCGGTGCGTCGTCTTTGTACGACCAAATGATTTCATCGCGGACGTAATCATCGTCTATCAAGTACCGCCTGATCTCATCAAAGGTGAGGAGCTTCTTCATGCGGTCACCCTTTGCTCTTCTTAAATCGCACCTGAATACCTACTGCTGCCGCAGCTTTATTCGCCACATCGACATCACATTTCAACTCTGCAGCGTAGTACGTGCTTCCTGGATGCTCTCCTTCGACAATAGTCACGCCGATGGCCTCAAGCACATGCCCATCCATGTTCTGGAAAAACTCTAGTGCCGCACCTTGCGCAGTTCCGTCCCTGGGCAGGTGGTCGCCTTCCCAATTCCAGTTAGGCGGGCTTGCAAACCATTTCTCGATCTCAGGAACAATGCGTTCCTCGTACTCGTTAGCGGTTAGCGCTAGCAGCCAATTCTCTACACCATCCTCTGGCTCCTCAGGCATTGCCTTGAGCCTTGCATTCAAGGCAGTCGTCCTCTTTTTAAACGCACCCGAAGTCTCGCTGATCTCATCCAACGCTGCCTGAATTTCGTCTCGAACTTCGGTGTAAATGGAGTGAACAGCCCAGGCAAGTGGCTCACAATCCTCCATTGCATCTACGAGATGCGCAGGGGATTCTGACCACGACTCATACACAGACTCGTAAAACTCCGAACGAATCTTCGGCTCCCAAAAGTCCGCCATGGTCAGCGTCCCCGAGTCATCGATCTCAAACTCGGTAAGTTGCTCCCCGTCATTTTTCTCCGGCATTTTTTGGTCCTCTTTAAAATTTTTTGAGTCGGGAGCCTTCCGCGCGTTCGAACTCACCAGCTCACTCTGACCTTTTGTAAAGTAGAGCGCCATCTCCTCTTTCTCTATCACCTGTGGCAGCTCTTGACCGATCTCGAAGGCGAGGTCACACAGCTTTATCCGATGCATAGGATGAAGCGACATTACCCAGTTTGGCAGGTCTCCAAACTGTCTCGAATACCAGGTTTTCTTTGCATTCCATGCCATACCTGTGGCCAAGGGAAAATCGTATGTGATCTGCCGTCCATCTTCAGCTGTCACGACCTCCTTGAAGCGACCGCCCGAAATCGGATCTTCCGCTGCTAATCTAAGCAGATCGCGAATTCGTTCAATCAGTGTCACGTATTGGCTCCCGCCAGTTGTTCTATCTGAATCACTTCCGCCGCAAGGATGGCAGCCATTGGAGCGCGGCGTTGTTCAAAGATTTCAGCTAAGGACCGGTAGTACCAGAGAGTCCCATCACGCCCGGCTGTGAAGCGATTGAATACGTCAGGCCCAATCTTCAGAAGGTCGCTGACGATCGCGCGAGCGTTGTGTAGCTTGTCGGAGCCCGAGACAAGCAGGACGTCATCCGAAGCCTGAGCAAGGTGGGCCAGGTAGGCTCGTTTTCTTTCGCCCCAGTCAGCTTTCTGGCCGGAAGCGTCTGGCACTCCGTCGGTGCATCCGTCTACGATGGCCAGAACTCGCTCGCCAAAACGCTCCTTAATGACAGGCCCGTACTGTGCCCCCCCATCTTCGAGTACATCGTGGAGGAGTGCAGCAATCGCCTGATCTTCGTCGGCTCCGAACTCTAGGGCGATCGAGGCCACAGCCATTGGGTGCGCCACGTAGGGAATCAATGTTCCCTTGCGCACTTGCTTTTCGTGGGCTTGGACTGCAAGAGCGAGTGCTTCAGAGATTCGATCAGTCAGCATGAGGCTGCCTCCCTGTCATTTCTCCCCGGGTAGATACCGGAGCGCCTGGCTGAGTGTGGGGAAGGCGCACCACATAGATCGAGTCGCTTGATCTTGTCGCCCTCAACGGTCGCCAAAACCACTGCGGCCAGCTTTTCCCGATCGCCCTGAGCCATGACGACACAAGGCCCTGGCAGTTCTCGATCAAGAGCCCCCATCTCAGCCCACACAGTGGCCCCCGAGCGCCGAATGGCCTCGAGCTTAGGCGTGATGTATGCAAGGTATTCGGCCTTGGACGTGATCTCGGAAAAAACCCATTGGGATGCGTAGTGAAAATCCTCTGCCAACAGCGACTCCAGACGCGAAGCATCAAGGGTGTTCATCATCCAGGCGTAGGCCCGCAGCGCATCCTCTTTGCTCAGGATCCGTGATCCTGCGCCGTATACGTTGGGGTTCAGATCTAGTGGGCCAGTCATCATGATGTCCCCAGATTAAGAAGAAAGAGGCTCATATGATGAGCTTGAGCGTTGCAGGAATTTCCCGATGGCGCCCTGAATCTCGACCAGGCGCGTGCGCTCAATGCAGGTGCGCGACTTGACCCGCTTTTCCGCTGGGTTCTTGGCGCTCAGCAATTGCGTCTTGATGACCAGTTCGACCAGCCAGGGCTGCGCTTCAATCGTCTTGATGTTGAGCGTCTCGATGTACGAGTCGGACGCAGACAGGATGCATTCGATTTCCGCTTGCGTGGGGCGAAGTGCTTCTTGGACGCTGGACATTACTAACTCCTCTTTAGCCGCTTTGACAGAGCGTCGGGGGCGGCAAGCTGGATCAAATCCCCCCGGTCTGGATGCGTGATGCGGTCAGACCAAACCATGCGTTATCTCAAGACGATGAGTTGGGGCACACCATCGGCGCCGCACCAAACGATCGCGTTTTGTTCGAAGCGCTCCCCCAGCGTTTTGGCTGCTTCCAGAGACAAGCCCAGGACGAGGAGGCTCTCTTCGCCTGGCCAGTTGTTCGACGGGTGCTGGCCGATTCCTTCGAGAAAAGCCAAGCTACGCCGGGTCAGTTCTGCCGCCAGCGCTTTCTGACGATCTCGGTTTTCAGCTTCACTGACCTCTCGGCTGAAGGGGTTCCAGCCGGTGAGGAAGGCGGCGCAGTCCAGGTTGTAGCGCTCGTACAGCTTCAGCAGGTCCGGACTGACCTGATCGATTTGTAGAACGAAGGGGGCCTCGCCATGCACGCGGTAGTGCGTCTCCAGGTATGCCTGGATGGTGGCGGGATCAATGGTGGAATCTGAAAACAAAAAAGCCCTCCGATCTGGAGGGCCGACGCTTCCCGCTTGGTTGCTCCACAGGGAGCCACATTCGCTTTCGCGATCCACCTTGCCCGGGAAGGCAGGTTGGCGTGGGCGTCGGCCCAACTCAAAATGTTCCACAGATCCTAACATATCTTTTCAAAACGATAATTAATTTGGCTGTCATCTGTCGCAAGAAACGTTTTGCCAATCACCCGCTGTAGATCGCACTGATCCAACGCGCTTGGAGGCGAGCCGTTCCGATCTTCAGGCGCCCGTTGTGGAACACGAGGCGCATACGCTCTGTTTCAGGCTTGACCTTGAGGTAGGGCAGCAGCATTCCATATGAGATACATGCGAAGCCATTCCAGGCACCCTGGGCAGGTCGACGGGTGGTAGCCCCTTCAATGCAGAAGGTCACCTCTGCGCCATCGAAACCGATTTGCAGCTCTTTGGCCTGGTATGACTTGAGCATTCGGCTAGGCTTTAGCCGCCTGATCGCATCAAGAAAATCGTCCCGATCAAGCTCGATCCAAGGCGCATGCGTGTCATCCATAGCACTGCACTTTCAGTTCGAGGTGCTTTCAGGCCCGGCCTGATTTGGACGGCCTACGAGTTTGGTGATCAGTCCGTCCAAAGCGGCTGACTCCGACGAGCCAAGCCGACCCTTCACCAACTCCCAGGTGGCTGCGATTGCAGCGCTCAGATCGGCATTGGCCTTCCGATCACCGGGCGAGGCGTCGACATGTTTCTGTGCGGCGGCGGTTGCCATCTTCATTACGGCATCCACGGTAAGGCGGCGGGTGGTAGTCATCTTTTCTCCTTTTCGGCTTGGTGGCACTCAATGGAGTCAGGCCTGTCCATCAAGCCCTTGTCCTTTTTCAGCAAACCACGAACTACCTCAATCCGTCAAACCTCCCGTTTCGGGAGTGCCTTATCCCGAAGGGATGGAGTAACTGATCGATTCTGTCGGGATTCTATTTTTATGTGACAGTTTAATTTAACAGTAATGGTGTTACATTGCAAGCATGTCACCTCAAACCTTCTCCCTCGACGAGCTCTGCACACTGGCGGCAGTGCCCAAGCGAACGGTGCGCTACTACATACAGCTCGGCCTGCTTCCCCGGCCACAAGGCGAAAACCGAGGCGCTCGGTACCTGAATACCCACCTGGATGCACTGCTGCGGATCAAGCAGCTCACTGATGCTGGCATCTCACTGGAGCGTGTCCGCGATGTGTTGTCAGGTGAACCACCGGCAGTGCCCACGCGGCCGCAGGCGTTCGGCGCCGTTGAAGTCAAAAGCCATATCCAGATCGCACCCGGCATCGAGGTCCAGGTGTCCCCCGAGCAAGCGCAAGCCACACCCGAGCAAGTGCGGGCATTGGCCAAAGAGGTTCTGGCTGCCTGGAACCGCATCACGAAGGAAGACCATGAAGAATGAGTACCCATCCCTGACGTCCCTGGGCTCTGAAGAGCCGGTCCTGAAATCGGTCAGCGCCCACGGCAAGCTCGAAGGCCTGTTGTTGTCGATGACGCTGCGCCAGTCGTTTAGCAACAGCTCAGACGACAACATGGAAGTGGTCTACACCTTTCCGTTGGCCTGGGGATCGGTGCTACTGGGCCTAGAGGCCACGCTGGGTGGCAAGCGCATGACGGGACAGGTGATAGCGCGCCAGGAGGCCCGCGAGCGTTATGAAGAGGCGGTAGAGAAAGGTGATGCCCCGGTCATGGTGGAAAAGTCCGAGGGCAATCTGTTCATCGCCACGCTGGGCAGCCTCAAGCCCGGGGAAGAGGCCACCATCGAACTTCGCTACGCGCAACTGCTCTCCTTCGAACAAGGTCGTATCCGCCTGGTGGTCCCTACGACGATTGCACCTCGCTACGGAGATGCGCTTACACAGGGCAAACTCTCGCCCGACCAGGCGGCCACGCCCAGCTTGGCGGCCGAGCACCGTTTCGGGCTCTCGGTGACACTGTGGGGTGCCGTCGGGCAAGCCCGCATTGGCAGCCCAACCCATACCATTACGCAGCAGCGCAGCGAAGCTGGCGTCACCGTCGAACTGCAAGGCACAGCGTGGCTCGACCGGGATTTCGTGCTGCTGCTCGAGGGGCTGGAAGGACGTTCGTTCGCCATTGCCAGTAATGACCCCCGAAGTGGTGAGGGGCATGCGGCGCTTGTGGCCAGCTACTGTCCGGAGGTTCCGCAGCAGAAGCCTTCAGCCCTGCGCCTGAAGATGCTGGTGGACTGCTCGGGCTCGATGGCCGGCAACAGCATCAACCAGGCACGCGAAGCGTTGCGGCCCTTGGCCAGTCTGCTCAAGCCAGAGGACCAGGTTTCGCTCAGTCGTTTTGGCTCACAGACCCAGCGTGTCCTGGGTGTGATGGACGGAACGCCCGCCAACATCAAGCGGCTGCTCGATGCCATCAACACCACCGAAGCGGACCTAGGCGGCACGGAGATGGCTAGCGCCCTGCAGGACACCTTCTCGCTGCACATGGGCACCGCGCACCATGCCGATGAGGCCGATGTCCTGCTGATCACCGACGGCGAGGTCTGGGATGCACAGCGCATAGTCGACGACGCTAGGCGCAGCGGCCACCGGATCTATGCCTTAGGAGTAGGCAGTGCACCGGCCGAAAGCCTACTGCGGGAAATGGCCGAAGCCACCGGTGGCGCCTGCGAATTCGCTACACCACGTGAAAGCATGACCGCGGCAATACAGCGGCTGCTGGGGCGGATTCGCCTTGCACTGCCGGTGCAAGCCCGAATGGAATCCCCCACTACCCCCCTGTGGTGCAGTCCCATGCCACGCCGCCTAGCCTCTGGTGAAACAATTCACCTGTTCATGCGTCTGCCCGTGCTCCCCGAGCGTTCACCTCTCCTCGACATTGCCGGTCTGGACGCCATCGGGGCCGAGCTTACAGTTCGGGAAGATGACCTGATCGCTCGGATTGTCGCGGCCCGCGAGATCGGATTGACAGCAGACCGCAGCGTTGGCGCGCAGATGGCCGAGCGCTACCAGTTGGTGACAGACGAAACCAACCTGTTACTTGTGATTGAGCGCGCAGAGACTGAAAAAACAGACGGCATGCCGGCGCTTCATCAGGTGCGACCAATGCTAGCTGCAGGTTGGGGTGGTTCGAGCACAGTCGTTATGGATGCGTCCCAGGTTCGATTTAGCCGCCGCAGCAATTCAGGACCGGTCATGTTCCGCATGGCTTCGGAGAGTACGCCTTTTGTGGCCGAGAGTTTTTCCTTGCCCTCTGTTTGGCGTTCCAAGCAGGGCTCAAGATCGATGCAGATTGATGCGCTTGGCTTCGGGAATATGGATGACGTTGAAATCCCTGCTTTCTTGCGCAAAATCGTCAACGCAGCGCCTGCAGAGATCATCGCGACATTCAATAAGGCTGCAACAAAAGGCCAAGGGTTCAGGCAAACCATACGTGCAGTCACCGACCTCTCACTAGACGAGGGGCTGTGCAAACTGATTGCGGAAGTTGCAAATTTAATTGGTGGGCCGTTGAAAGCCTGGGCCTGTTACGTGCTGTGGCTTCACGATTCCAATCGAGCTAGCATGCAACTTACGGCAGAGGCACGAGCGCTGGCGCTGGATCAAGCCCGTTCAGTTTCTCCAGATGCCCTGGTCCAGGCAAATTCGATGTTCTCCGCCCAAACAACGGCCGAGTAGGTACGAGTGTTACTCAAGGAGCAGCATCGGATCATGTCAAAAAAACTCCGTGAAGCCAGCTCATCGCCATTGAGTTTCTTAATCGCATCTTTGATGCAGTCTCTCAAGAAAAATCTATTCGTCGTCGAAGGGGAATCGCTTTGCCAAGAGTAAAAGATCGATTTCGTCATTATTCAACTCACGCGCTTGCATAGAGACTGGCATCTGCAGTCAGCCTTGAGATCAAATTATTTAATTTCTTCACAGCATCGTCCGGATCGTGCGGTAGGGTGGCAAACGCCATCCTTTTCCCGCTTTCCAAATTCCAGGGACTATTCTGCTCGGCATGTGGCGTATCAGGTTTGGATGGGTCGAAGGGATAGAGGACGATCTGCTTCTTGTGCTGGATGATTTCCAGTGGCGCGCCTTCAGATGCGCCTTCGCTGTCATCGTACCAAGCCTCGACCAACGGCGACCAGTAAAAGTCCAGTTCCAGTTTTGGTAGCAGCTTTTCGAGCTCCCGGCGAATGGCCAAGATCGCCCGGTCATCATCCTCTGATTCGGCTGTAACCAGCCCCGAGAAAGCCTTAATGACTCTGCGCTTGTGATTGCCACTGGCTATGCGCTCAAAGTGTTCGGGGAACAGTAGGTGAAGAAGCATGTGCCGAAGCTGCTTCGACTCGGCATCCACAATGCTGTCCACGAGCTCTTGAAAAAGCCACGGATCGGCGGCCACGTGTGTCTGCTGATCCTGCGGTAACTTCTTCCATGCGATAGCGAACTCGATCAGAAAGGCGATCTCGAAAGGACGACGGGTGTTGTAGCCCTGGCCGCCACTGCCGATCCCGTTGGCGAAGGCTGCTGACACAGGGTGTGATTCCGGCAGGCTGTCACCGCCCCAGCCGAGGACCTCGTTCACAACCTGCCGCTTGCGTACTCCTCCAACACTGGAGGGGAACAGGAAGTACACGCACAAGATCTCTGCTGCAAGGCGAGAAACGTCCTGTCCTGCCTTGCCCACCTGGTCTCTGAACTTGTCGATGAACGTGCGATCGCCTTCGTCTGGAGTGGCAACGAAGGCCTTGTGGATGCGATCAAGAACGTCAGGCCGCCAAACGGAAGCGTCGGCGAACAGCAGCGAGCCGTCGCTCAGGAGGCAGTTGGTCCGGAATGCATCAGCCGCTTGGTAGATCTTGGTTGTGTCGTGTTCTGAATAGCGGGCCATAGCATCCTCAATTGAAGTTCATGGATAGAAAGCGCTGACCTATGCACTTCCCAAGCGTTGGTTGCCACGCTCCATCGGCAGCAACAGCCAAGATTGGCCTTGGCTTTCGCCTCCCCTTGATGTAATGTAACATCCATCACATTACATTGTCACGAGTTCCATATGAGCATCGGCAGCAGCGGCAGGATCGTCATCGAGGTTGAGCCAGAGGTCAAAAGACAGCTCTACTCAACCCTTGCACGGGAGGGTATGACCCTGAAGGACTGGTTCTTGCGTGAAGCGCAAAACTACATGAAAACCACGGCACAAATGCCTCTAGATTTGACTTCCGACGTCAAGTCGGCTGGTCAGACGACGAACACTCTGTAGGCATGAAAATGTTTGCTTCGAATTTAAATCAGCTCCTTGAAGCCACATCGGGAGTGGAAACTACATACAAAGTTGGAAAAAGCCTGGAGCAGCGATTAACCGGCAGGTTCTATACGCATTCCAGGATTGGGAAAGCAATGGCGATTGATGTCACCAAGCGCCTTGAGATTTCTGAAAGCCTAAAGATTATCGACCCGTTTTGTGGTGATGGAAGACTGCTGTGCTGGCTCATTGACGCTCTGTACGAACAAGGAAAAATTCCGTCGAAATCTCTTCAAATCGCCGCCTGGGATTGCGACCAATCGGCGATCAAAACCGCCCAAAAAGCAATCTCACAGAAAATTGAAAATCTTGATATCTCTGTCGCGCAGGTAGACGCACAAACAATTGATTCATTCGAACATGCGTTAAAAAATCAGCAGTCCTTTGATATCTGTGTAACAAACCCACCCTGGGAAACGATCAAGCCCGATAGCAGGGAGCTAGCCGAGCTTGAGCAAGAAGACAAAGACGCATACGTTTCACTCTTGAAAGAAAAGGTATTTCAACTCGAAAAGGCTTATCCATATTCAAAGCCAACTAGGAAGTTTTCTGGTTGGGGCGCCAACTTGGCTCGTTGCGGCATCGAAGCTTCTGTGCAATTGATTGTGCCAGGAGGATACTTTGCCATTGTTGCGCCCGCCACTATTCTCGGCGATCAAATTTCTGCGCCTTTGCGTTCTTGGTTATTTTCAAAAAATACCGTAGATACAGTTCATCACTATCCTGCAGAAGCAAGGCTTTTTGAAGGAGTCGACCAGTCGGCAGTATATTTTGTTGGCCACAGGAACATAGGGCAACAAGATAAAAGGTCACTCGAGGTGATACAGCACTTTGAGAAAGAGCAGGATGCGCAGCCACCCATCTTGGAAATATCGATTTCTTCTCTAGAAGAAAATCACTATGCGATTGGGTTTAGTAGCTCTCCAGAAATCGCAAGAGCGATGCCTTTTCTCGCCGATCTGCCAAGGCTAGGTGACTACGAAACCGGAGCGGATATCCTTTTCAAATTAGGGCGGGAGCTAGACGAAACAGGGATTGCGAGCAAGCTATCAGATACAGGCAATCATCGATTTGCTAAAGGCAGGCAGATCACTCGCTACTCTCCGGTCGGTGGCGAAGCGGCATTTTTGAAAGGAACGATCACACCTCCATCATCTTCCGATTTGTATCGCCTAGTTTGGAGAGACGTTGCAAGACAAAGCTCAGCTCGTCGAGTAATAGCGACAATCATTCCACCTGGTGTAGTGACAGGGAACTCACTCAATGTCCTTATACCAAAGCGAATGCCCTATGAAACTTTGCTTGCTGTACTTGGCATATTTAACTCAGTCATATTTGAAGCGCAAGTGCGGGCATCAATCAGCACAAATCACTTATCAGTAGGCGCAATCCGACGGATAAGGGTGCCAGATCTATCATCCAGAACGCATGTAGAACGGGTATCAAAACTGGTCGAGAAACAGCTACGAGAACCCTCGGAGTCGTATTCCGCCCAGATAGATGTTGAGGTGGCGAGCTGGTATGGATTGCCCGATGACGTCTATTTGGACTTATTGACAATGCTCGAAGGACACTCCCCCAATGACGTTTCGGAGATTAAAAGAACAATGGCAGTTCGCGAGCAGAAATCAAAAAAAGAAGCGATACGCATTGAAAACCATTACGCCGCGACACTTAGCGAGCTTGATTTGCGCATCTGTCGTTCCGTTCCACCTGGAGGGAACTGGAAAGATATCCCTGAGGACATTCCTTCCGAGCGAATAAAGAACATCAGAATCAGCTTCGCCAAAGGAGAAGGAAGCCGATCAACATACTACGGACGATTGCACCCGGATAGGCCTTCGTACACGATCAACACCTACTTCACCAGGCCTGGAAATGGGTGCCATATTCACTACGATTACAGCAACGAGCAGCATAGAACCCTTTCTCATAGGGAGGCCGCTCGACTGCAATCCTTTCCTGACAACTTTATATTCAAAGGCAACAAAGGTTCGGTCACTACGCAAATTGGAAATGCCGTCCCTCCCTTGCTGGCATTTCAGGTCGCTCGGCATTTGAACATCGTTGGACAAGCCGTAGATCTTTTTGCTGGTGCTGGCGGACTCGGCTTAGGGTTTGGATGGGCAGGATGGAAAACGCTTGTCGGAAATGAGTTAGAGGCGAGTTTTGCCGAAACTTATCGAACGAATGTTCACTCGAACATTGTAGTTGGGGACATCACAGATGACAGCGTTAAAAAACAGATTCTGAAGGAGGCAAAGGGGGCAAGAAATAAAGATTTGCCTCTTTGTGTTCTTGGAGGTCCGCCATGTCAAGGATTTTCGACCGCAGGCAACAAACGCTCTATGGAGGACGAGAGAAACTGGCTCTTTAGAGATTACTGCGGGCTGCTTGCAGCACTTAAGCCCGATATTTTTGTCTTTGAAAACGTCACAGGCATACTCAACATGGAGGGCGGGCGGGTCTTCGAAATGGTTAAAGACGAATTGTCGAAGCACGCGAAGAGACTTATTGTGTGGAAACTGCACTCCGAAAACTATGCAATTCCACAGCGGCGCAGCAGAGTGATCATCGTTGGCGACAACACCGGAAAAGTTCCAGAGTCTCCCCCCCCAATGATTTCGACTCTGTCTGCAAGAGACTTGATTTGCGATTTGCCGCAACCGCCGTCGGTAAAGGAGGCGCTAGACGATCTGCCCGCCCTTCAGCCCGGACAGGATGGCGGTGACCTTGGTTATCGCCACGAGTCCACCACGACATATCAGGCACTAATGCGCAGCGAAATTTCAGCCGCGCAATATTTGGAGAAGGTCACTCGATAACTTCGCCAGGAGCCGACCGCACATAACGGTCGGCTCCCCACATGCTGTCTAGTTCCTTGCCAACCTCATGCATACCTTGTGCGAAATGTTCTCGAACCACCGCAAATGCAGCATCGTTAGCTGAAAGAATATCGGGGAGTGAATTTGCCAACGCCCGAAGATCCGCCTCGGACACCTTGGACTCACCCACGATTTCGGCAATTTTTTTATCGAGATCCTTTGTTAGGGATTTCAGCCTCTCTAGCTCTGCAAAACCTGCCGAGAACTCCGCGTCGGAGCATTCGCTTGAGATGACAAACGCGCTTCGATTCTCCTTTCTGTGGTAGTCGATCAGAGATGTGAATGCGATTCGAATCCGCCTAGCTTTCTGTTCGGTCGCGTACTTTGTGGTTCGTGGATTTCTTGTTATGGAATTAAAGTGTGTGAGGTGATTAATAGCACTTAATCCAACGAATTCAGGGTCGAAATCCGCTGCTTCCAGATGCAAAAGGCTAGCGAGGAATGTGTAATAACCACGATCCAAAAGTGCTTTCAGGAGGGACATATATGTATGGCGGTTGTCCCGAAGCAGTTTGCTGAGGCGAAGCGCCGTTTCAGCATCGCCAACTGAATTCTTTCGGCGATTCCAAATCTCTTTGGCAAACCACGAGATGACACTCTCCCCAGCCGCCTCGACGCCAATCAGCAATCTCACATCACTGGCGTACATGCGATTGTTTTTTCCGCTGTTGCAGGTTTTGCACAGAAGTTGAAATTGTGGGCGATGCGTGAATCCGAGTGATATCGGACCGATGTGATCAGCTTGGCATGGCTTGGGATGAACGCCGCCTTGCACCGCATTAAAGCAATTTTCTTGCTCGAAAACTGGGTTGGATCTCACTTGACCCATCAGGCGATCTGCAGCAACCCAATCCCCATCCACCCAATATTCAAAAACCCGCCGATCAGTTACATACGACTTTAAATTTTCCTTGGACCGGCCTGTATCAGCTGTAGCTCGACAGCAGCGGTTAAATGAGTGGAATCCGTCGAGCCGGTCAGGAGGGTTTGACATCGCACCAGGGCTGAGCATTCGTGGCTCTTGTGGGATGTACGTTTCCCGTAAAAATTGCTCCCAAGCATCAAACGTCTTTGCCAGAGGTGGGATGCTAATAGATGTTGTTGCGAAGAGCTTTGGAAGATCTTCATACAATTTTGACCCAAAGCGCTCATCTAGACGCGCCAAGAGATCACAGACGTGCTCCACTTCAGATAGCTCAAACGTGTCATTTATGTAGGGTAGCTTGCGAATCCTGGCAAATAGGTGCTCATTTGGATATGCGTACGCGATCTGAAGCTCTTTTCCGCAAGTCTTACAGGGCTTCACCCCGAAAGGGTGAATTGCTTTTGCAGTTTTGCTAATCCACGTGCTATCAGTATTCGGATCAATTCCTATCGAAAGTGCTTTTAGCCGCCACCACTCGCGCCGTTTGTGATGAGTGTCCTTGAATTTTCCAGATTTTCGATTTGATGGTGCTTCCCACTGAATTTCGCCGCGCTCGCCAATCGTGTCGGGCATGTCAGCATAATTTGGGTGGTCGACTATTTTTTGCGCATACTCCATAAATGCTGCGTCGCCGTATTTTGGTTTTTTCTTGGCCATATGATCTCGAGCTTGAACAGAAGAAGCCCAGACGGGCTTGACAATCGTTCTTTATACAAGCAGCGTATCAGATGGTCAATCAAACGGGCCCTCCCGAGTAGCATGAAAGGACTAGTGTGACCTCGGCCTTCCTACGCGTGACTAGACCAGGCATTACTCTTCCACCTCCATAGACCCATCGGCGTAGCTCAGACGTGGCGGCTGCCCAGTCCCGCTGATTGATGCGCCGACGCAGCGTCGACGTTTGCAGCCGCCCAGCCCCGAGGTTGAACGTGAAATCTACGATGGCTCCGAGTCGCTGCTCGGGCTCGGTGGCAAGAACCGGGCAATAACGCAGTGTGGCTGCGAGTGCCGTTTGCAGGTCGCGCGCCAGATAGACCTCGGCCTCGGCCTCGGTGATTGGCGGGTGCTTCGGATCACATAGGTGGCCATAACCAATCGTCCAGTAACCTGCTGGACAGATGTAGGGAACGGCGGTGATCTCGATTCCGCTCGTCACCTTGCGCTCAAACCCCTCGAAGCGTTTGGCCAGCTCGATAGCCGTTTTTGGCACTTCGATCACGGTCGCACCCGATCGAACACACGCCCCAAGAACCAGAAGTTCAACACTCCAGCCCACAGCGCCTGATCCGCCTCAGTCCAGGCATGCACGATGGCTGTACCCCAACCAGCGCCAGCACTGACAGCGGCCACGAAGGCGGCTGACTTGGCAGCACAGTACAGCGCCATGAACCAGTAAGTAATTACTGGCCGAACGGTGACCGACAAGGCATCGGCCCAACCGACACCCGATTTCTGACCTTGGGCGGCTACAGCATCACGCAATGCCTCGACCGCGCCAACATTCCAGGCCGCATCCGATGCCACACCGATCTCGGCCATGCGCTGGGCACCGCGCAATTTCTCAAATTCCAGGGCCTTGTCCTGCATCGCCAGTTCATGGCCACGCTCACCTTGTCGATCCAGCCACTTCAGAATCTCAGGTGCGAGACGGAAGGCTCCTCCAAGGAGGCCACCAAGCAAGGTTTCAATCATTGGGGGCCGCCCATCAGCTTCAACTTGATGGCGGCTCCCACCAGCAGAGCGGCCAGGATGCCGGTGGTCACGACCTTGATGGTGGTCTGCCAAGCCGTTCGGCGGGCATCACGCCAGGCTTCCAGCAGATCGCGCAGCTCACGAATGTCACGTGCGGCGTGACCGTTTTCCAGACCGAGGTGAGCCAGGCACCGCTCGGCACCGCGTTCGGCGGCGCGAGTGAGCAGGTCATCCAGATCCTCGGGGCGCAGGGTGATGGACTGCGGCGAACCAAGTTCTTGTGCGTTTTCCATAGTTGGATCTCCAAAATGCAAAATGCCCGCACTGGATGTCTCCAGGCGGGCGTAGATAAGGGTCTGTGCTTCAGGCGAAGTGATCGGCCTTGGCCAGTGGCTTGATGAAGTTGGGCAGGTGGTTGGGATTGATGCCAGCCGGAATCATGGCGGGAGCGACGATGTCCTCCACCTGCTCGCCATCACGCAAGGCGTGAATACACGCGGCCACCGTGCCCTCCTCCAGAGCGGTCAGGGTGTGGACCTTGTTGCGGGCAATGAAGATGATGTGAGGCGCGGTGAACTCCGACACAGCGCCATCCACATCGACTCGCAGTCGTCCTTTGACCAGCAAGGTGGGGTGATCGAAGGCATGCTTATGACCCTCGTTGACGTCACCGGCCCTCTCGAAGGTCATCAGCTTGATCCATAGGTTGCTGATCAAGCTCAGTTGGGATTTAGGGCTGGCCATTGCTACCTCCTGCCTCTGGCTGTGCTGTGATGGGAATAGAGGGGTACGTGATGACTGGATCCAGGCGGCCTTCAACGGCCTTGAAGCTGATCATCTCCATGGTGACGTCATCCGGAATGTCCGCATTCGGAAAGCTGGTTTCGTCCTCGATCGAAGGACAAACCTCCAGCGGTACAAGCCTGACGTCCCCTTTTTGGAAATTGAAATAAAGGCGCTGCATCATTCCTCCTCAAACGAACTGGATGTAGGTGGCCGTGAAAGAGTTCACGTAAATCGAGTCGCCACTGGAGCCACTCAGGATCGAGCCATACAGGTCAAACGTGACCGTGCTGTTGGGCGGCACCGTGAACGTGCCGAAGTTGTAGGTCTGCACGCCTCGGGCCGAGTACGTGCCATAGGTGCCCACAATGGAGCCGTTTTGGCGGATCTGAAATCCATAGGTGTCATCAGCCGCAAAGTTGATGACTGCCGTCAGATTGATCTGCATCGACTTGGTGGTGCTGTAGTTCCAGATCGTGTGCCGGCAGTTGCCCACGTTGACTTGCACAGAGCTTTTGCCCTGCGATGCCATATAGAACATGTTTGTGTAGTAGGTGCCTCGTGACCACTGCGTGCTGGAGTAACTCGCCCAGATCATGTAGCTCGGTGAGCCAATCGAGCGGCTGGCTCCAGGTGCCAGCGAACTGAACGTCTGGAACAGGCTGAAACTCTGTTTGACGTATTCGTCTGTGGCAAAGGATGTGGTGAGCACTCGTCCGGATGTTCTCCAGGCTGTTCCGGTGCAATACAGGTCATAGGCCTCGCCCGGCGCGAGTGTCACGGTGGTAACCCCGTCAATCAACTCGGCTCCACTGGGATCCAATGTCACCACCCCAGTGCCTGAATTGCGCACAGCGATGGTGAATCCAGCACCCAGCGTGGCAGAGGCGGTCAAGTTCAGCGTGAAAGTCCCGCTGCAGTCGATCATCCGGCCACGGTCGCTGGCAACGACGGTGTAGGTCGCTGTTTTGCTGACGTAACCGGAACCGAGCGAGCCCAGCGTGGTCAGGGCAGTCGCTGGGTTTCCGTCTGTACCGAGCAGTCCTGCCAGGTACGAGCGCAAATCGTTGAGCGCCGTCTTGAACTGACCCTCGGTGACCGTCGAGCCCGTGAAATTGGAAATGGGTGGCAATGCAGGCATGCATATCTCCCGTTCACTGGGACCACATCAAGGTGTTTTCACCTTGAGAAGCGGTCGACGCAGAAACCGTCACGATCGATTCGGTACCACTCACGTTCTTCTTGAAGTAGAGCTTACCGTCCGTGGTGTTCAGGGCCAGTTCGCCCAACTGAAGCTGCGTCGTGGTCGGGACCTTGCCCGCCACAGACGATTGTTTGACCTTGATGACTTGAGCCATAAACAGGCCTCCTTTTCTCTAAGCAGAGGGGTTGAAGAAAACTCAGAACGTTCCGCCATCGATGGCAGCACTTATGGACAAGGCATCCGTGATGCCGTAGCCCGCCAGCGTCGTGGGCTTGTCGGTCACGCTGCTCCAGGCGGGGGTGTTGGTGGTGGTGCCTGCTGCCGTCAGGCGACCTTTGGCATCCACCGTGAAGGTGGGGATCAGAGCCCCAGAGCCGTAACTGGAAGCGGCGACACCAGTACTGGCCAAGGTGGCCGCGCCCGTGACGTTGGCCGAGCCATCAAAAGCAACGGACGTCCAACTCACATCGCCCGTCATGGCGATGGTTCGAGCAGTCAGTAGCTTCGTGGCAGTACCTGCATTGCCCGTGATGGTGGTGATGGTCACAGCGCCCGTTGCGCCGTTGACGCTGGAGACTGAATCGGTGTTGTCGATCTTGTCCCAGGCGCTGCCGTTGCTCACAATCCAGTCACCGATTTGCCAGTCGGTGATGCCACTGACGTTGGTGCTACCGGCCGTGGCCACCTTGTAATAGAAGCCCTTGTTGCTGCTGGACGCCGTCGGGATGGTGGGTGTGTTGGTGCTGGCGTTCCAGGTGCCCTGATAGTTCAAGCCTCCAATGGCCACATCCGGCAATTGCGCCGTGGGCACCTTACCATCTGCCCCCAGCCCTGCCACGCCATTGGCCACGCCCACCACACTGGTGGCCACCGCCCCAACAGCGGCGGCCGTGGGCAGCACATGGACGTGGTCGGCGCGTGCGGCTGTTGTGGCCGTGCCGACCGATGCGCTGGCAGCCAGGGCACTGGGTACTGCCGTGGTCAGGGCCAGGGCATCGGTGATGCCGTAACCACTCAGTGTGGTGGGCTTGCCAGTGATGACCGTCCAGGCAGGCGTGATCGACACTTGGGCTGCAGCCGTAATGCGACCCTTGGCATCGACCGTGAACTGACCGACCTGGGTGGCGTTGCCATAGCTGCCTGCGGTCACACCCGTGGCTGGCAAAGCGACCGCGACACCAGAAGACAGGGTTCCGGTACCGGATACGTCACCGGTGATGGCGAGACTATCGGCTTTGCGGGCAAACGTGCCTGCACCTGCGATCGGCGTGACCACGTTGCCGCTCTCGCCAATGAAGAGATTGTCTGAAACCTCGGACCAAGCCAGTTCACCCACAGCCAATGTGGGTGGCGTGGCAGTTGTGGCCGAGCGTTTGATCTGTAGGGTTTGGGGCATGAAATCCCTCCTTGAAGTTGATACCTGCGCAAAATCAGAAGTAGCCAGCGTCGATCACGGCGTTGGGGTCAAGCACGCCTTGATCGCCTTTGTCACCCTTGGGGCCGGTAGGACCCGGGACGCCAATGTTGGTGAGTACTGTGCGCACGCCTTGCGGCTGGACCCGCACGGTCTGGGTGTCGGTTTGCACCGTGACTCCGGGTTGCCTCGGTGTGGTGATGGAAATGCGGATGGCCATGGTGTCTCTCGACTCCCTTCAGCCGCGTGTGATTCGCATGGACACCAACACACTGCCTTTGAGCAGCTGGGTGCGAATACCTGCCGGGCTGGTCATGAAGAGGTCATAGACGCAAGCACGCACCGGCAAGCTTTCGGTGACTGCCGCCGACAAGGTGATGGCCACCGTGCCGCTGGAGAGCCGACTTTCATCAAAACCAAAGCTCGCCAGCACAGTCGGACTTTCAGGTGTGGCACGGATCTGACCTTCAAAGGCATAGCCTTGCAGGTCCATCACGGCACCGCCCTCGTCGAGCGTGAGTGCCGTAAAAAAGGTTTCGCCTTGCGCCAGTTCGATGTCGTACTTGGGGGCGCTCATTATTGTTCTCCTGTTCTTTGCTTGGGCTCTCAATAGCGCCACATCAACGAGGCGGCATCGGCCTCCCACATCAATTGGCCATCGCTGACCCACATGTAGTCGGCACTGCTGCCGTAGAAAAGCGCCACCCAAGGCCCGGCTGTGAGGCCCACGCCACGCACCCGGATCAGGGTCTGCGCGCCATACAGCGCGGTGACCGCAAAGTTGTTGGCCGAGGTCTCGCCCACCCGGGTCCAGACCAGGTTGGCCGCATACGGGTTGCTGCCCGCGGCCATCTCGATCTGGTAGGTCTCAGCACCCGGTGCTGGCGTCCAGGTCAGCAAAGCCTTGCTGTTGTCCGTCGTGGATGACCTCAAGGTCAGGTCTGCGATCAGTGGCGTGGTGTAGAGCGTGGTCAACTGGCTCGTCACCACCGCTGGTGCCGTGACCCCCTGGTCGGCGGTATGCACCGATGGGTCTTCGTTGATGGCCTCGATCTCGACCTGGTGCAGACCGCGCGGGCGCACGGCAACGACCTTGGCCAGCTGCCGCCATGTCTCACCCCAGCCGAAGGCGATGTGCGTGCGCTCGTAATCCTGTCCGGCGTAAGGCACGGTCACGGGATGGGTCGTCAGCACCATCTCGTTGTCTGACGCACCACGGCTGACTGCATAGGGTCCGTCCACGCCACCGGCTTTGGTCCTAAAACCAATGTAGTGATTGGCAATGCTCCAGGTCAGCGGCTCAGACACCGTGAGCGTTCGACTTGCCGCATTCCACCCAGTGCATTCGGCAAACTGGCCCCAGGCGGGCATATCGTGCTGGATGGCAATCAGGTCACCGAAGGCCGGAATGAAACCTTCCATCTCGGTGGTGAACTTCACCAACCGGCGACGGCAGCGGTTGCTGGCGGCCTGATACAACCCTTCTCGGTAGGCCTGCTGGCGGCTGGTCACCCCAAAGAGTTCGATCCTGGCCGGTTTGCTGGCTGCGCTGTCTGGCATCTTGGCAGTGACGCGGCGCGATGCCCAAACTTCAGCGTCCCAATAGCCCACATCCACCGCATCGGCCATGTCGTCCGAGGGCAGCAGGTACTCGACACTGAAACTGCCGCGCACGATGTTTCGCATCGAGAACATGGCCACCGGCAGGCTCTGCGCACCGTCGCGCGCGAAGCGGATGATGCCGCCAAGCATGTAGGGCTTGGACCGCCCCGCCTGCGCGATCTTGGTGATCGCCTCCCAGAAATTCAGCGCCGAATCAAATCGGGCGTTGAATTCATCCCCACGGCTGGCCCACAGTGTGTCTAGCATCTTGAGCCCGGCCAGATCCAATCGGGCGTCCGCAAGCTTGGCCCCGTAGGTGGTGTTGCGGCAGGCGTCTGCCAGCGCCCAGGCGATGCTGCGCGTGGCCACCGGCGCTGACCAGCTGCTGCCGTTCCACACAGACAGTTTGCGTGTGCAGACGACATTGATCTTGCGTGAGGCCTGGGCCGACAAGTTGTTGGAAGCGCGCATGCGCATCGCAATCAACGTCACGTTGCCAAAGGTCCGTGTCTCCGGCAGATAGGCCCTGAGGCCTCCCCAGAGAATTTCATGGCCAAAGCGCGTATCGGTCTGCTTGGCATCCAGGCGCCGCACGCGCACTTCGTAGCGGCCAGCGGCCACGGTGAATCGCTCCGAGTAGCGCTGCGGCGTGGTGGTTTTGGCGGTGTAAAAGCGCTGACCCAAGACGGACCAGTTGCCCGTTGCTACGCCCAGGTCGTTGACCGTCCGCGCCTCAATGGCAACCGAGAGCGTCAATTCACTCAAGGTGCCGTCGGTTTGGGCCTCATACAGGCCGCGAGAGAGCACAAAGTCCAGCCCCAGGGTGTTGGCCTGGGAGCCAGCGGCATTGGCCACGAAGCCGCCGATGTAGTGCTGCAGGGTGACGTTGCCACTGGTCGCGAGACTGCTGGCCGCCGTGACCGTGAAGGTATCGGCGCTTGGCACTGTGGCAATCGAATAGGCACCGCTCACCGCCGCACCAGATGTGACATCCAGGTACAGCACCCGGCCCACGGCATAGCCATGCGCAGCCAAGTTGACGGTGATCGTCGTTCCGGACTGACTGTAGGTCGCCCCAAGGCTTCCCGCCAGTTCCTGCCCAGAGACCTCCACCGAACTGACCACATTGGTTGGGAACTTGGTGATCGCACCGCTCGGCGCAATCACCTCGTAGTCGATCTCGGCGAAGTTGGCGACCGGGGTGTCCTCAATGCGAATCGCCTCGATGGCGTATTCCCCCATGCCCAGACACAGCAGCTGATACAGGTACTGCTCGTTACCGGCGTATTCGACATAGGGCTGCGCAGCGAAGTCTGGGTACGCACAGACCCTGCCGTACTGAACCGGAATGGCCTGATCGAGCCGCGCCATATTGCCCTGCGCTTGCAGGTTGTAGGTGGGCGATGGCGCGGCCAAACTCGCCGCCTGCTGCGCCGTGGTGGGCTTGGGCGGCGGGATGACCGCATTGACCAGCGCCATGCCCAGCATGGTGGCACCTGCCTGCACAGCCGATACGCCCATCGAGCCGAGCACGGCCGCGCCATTGATACCGATCAGCTCAGATGCCAGCACTGGCGCGTAGACCATCACCGCCAGCATCAGCACCATGCGCAGGGGGTTTGACCCACCACCGCCACCACCTTGGGGCAGCACAATGATGGCGATCAGGTCGCCGCAGCACACCGGTTGATCCCAGGTGGCTCGCAACTGGGCTTCGCCATTGCGCAGCACCAGGATGGGCTGATCCGTCTCGGGCACCAACGCACGCAAAGCCACCGGCCCCGGGATGGCCGTGATCTGGCGGTCCTGGTGCGGATGGAAAGGATTGCGGACGGTGATGCTGTGGGCGAACGGATGGCTGGGTGAACTCAGCGCCGTCGATGCCATGACAGCACCCTCAAGCCCACGCTGGGCAATGCCGACACCGGCGTAAAGACCACACCCACCGTTTCCAGGGAGTGCAGCACGCCCCCTCCATCTGCATCCAAATACACGCCAATGTGACTGGGTCGCTCAGATTTGCCCATCAGGCAGGCATCGCCCTCGCGCGGGTCTCTGACGATCTGCCAGTGCGCGTACTCAGGGTGATCGTCAAAAGCGCGTAGTGATGACAGCCGACTGGCGACATTGACATCGACGGCAGCCACATCCCAGCCAAACTGCTCGCGCCATACCTGGCGCGCAAACGACCAGCAGTCGCTGCTACCAGCCACCCAAGGCAGGCCGATGTACTGGATGGCCCAGTGAGGGGTTTGTGGGTTCATTGCGCAATCAATCCAGGAAAGACTTCGGCCGTGTAGTCCAGGCCAGGGAATCGCCGGTTGGCAAGGTTTGGAAAGCCACAAGTGGCCCGCACCCGAAAGACCGTGGCGGAAATCGACATCACGGTGAGGATCAGTGGCGGGTTGTTCTGTGGTGCAGTCAGATCCGAAGAAAGAAAAGCCCGGTAGGTCACAGTGATCAATTCACTACTTCCAGGCTGTCCGTTCATGGATGCCTCCACATTGGCCAGGATGTCCCGACTGACGTTGTCGATCTCGATCACACACTGCGGCACGGCCGTGTGGGTCACCTCGGGCGGCACGACATCGAAGGCATAGCCCACAAAGGTGACGTACTGACTGGCGTTGCGCGGTGCGCTGGATTCCAGCTTGGCCGTGAGATCCACGTGATCGCGCACCACCCGAATGGGCGTCGTAAAGTTCGGATGCCAGATCTCCAGGGTGTGGTGAATGACCAGGTTCGATGGAGCGCTGGCGTAGGCCTCTTTGATCGCCAGGCTCAGGGTATCGTCCGGCATCAGCGCACCTCCAACTTGGCGCTGACCTGCCAGCGCTGGCCAGGCTGCATTTCCGACTGCCAGGGACCTACAAATCGGGCCTGCACAGAACGCAAGCCCGCGTCTCCGGTGTTCAAGTCCACCGTGAACCAGCTGGCTCCATTGGCGCAGTCGCCATCGAACCAGGCCCGAAACGTGGCCATTTGGGCATCCGTGAAACGCCAGCCAACGCTCACCTGATCATTGCGTGCCGCACTGCGGCGACGCACGCGGGGCAAACCAGCCTCCATGTCGGTGCGCACGGTGACATCCACCGGCGCGATCGTGTATCCCGCGACCTGCGGCCGGGGCAATGTTGTGGGCCAAGTTGCCATATCAATAGGCTCCTGCGACGCGGTTCAGGCCGTAGGTGTTGGCCAGCACGCCAGGGCCGGGACCGGCACCACGCGCCACATCGCCCCAGACCTTGGCCGTGATTTGTTCCACCCAGACGTCGATCACCTGGTTGCCGTTGCTGTCGGTGCGCTGCTGTTGCTGGCCACCTTTGCCGGCGGCCTCGATGACATTGACGATGACGGTGCTGCCTCCGCCGTTGACCTTGACGCCCAGATCGCCATCGCGCATGCGCGTGAGCGGCATGATGGCCTCGCCCGGGCTGCCAGGTTTTTCACCCATGAGGCCGATACGGGGCAGGCTCGTGAAACCTGCCCCTTGGGCAAAAGGGAACACCGTCGGACGATCGACCACCGTGTTGCGGTAGACCGAAAGCGCCGGAGCGTTGAACACATTGCCCTGCGCGGACGGAAACAGACTGCCCCACATCGAACCCCAGTCCATGCTGGACATCGCGTTCGCCAAGGGCAATGTGATGGATCGCTGGATCTGGATGCGCACCAAGTCCGCGATGATGGAATCGGCCAGGCTTTTGAAGTCCAGCTTACCTGTCGTCACGAACTGTGTGAGCGCCGCCTCCATCCCTCGAAACGCATTGGCTGTGACCTGCTGGGTGCGCTTGGCTGCATTGGTCGCGTCGTCGATATAGGTTCTGAGCGCCGACTTGGCACCGTACTCAAAACTGCGCTGATAGTCCGTGTTGGCCCGCACCAGGTCTTCAACGATGGGTAGTTGCCTGGCCAACGCATCGTTGATGGCTTCAATGGTCTGAGCCCGCAGGCCCGGGTCTTCGATCTGGCTGGCTTCTTTGCGCGCATTGGCAGCAGCCTTTTCCAGATCAGAGCGGGCCTGCAGGGCGGCTTTTTCGGCATCGGTCATGTCCAGCATCTGGCGCTGCAACTGCAGGGCTTCGATGCGCTGGCGGTTGCCGCCAATCAAGCCTTCGGTGATCTTGCGCGAGGCGGCTTCTTCTTTTTCAAAGGCGTCGAAGGCTTTGTTGGCTTCCTTCTGGCGCTCGACGGCTTCGAGAACCTGGATGTACTGCTCGGCCTCAGCCGCCACCCCTTGGTAGCCCTTGGCTTCGATCTGCAGGGCCCGGGCGCGCAGTTCGGCAGCTTCACCCTCTTGCGTGCGGGTCAGGCGCGAGCGCAGCTGGTTGAGGAAGGCTTCGCCTTCGTTGAGTTTTTCAGCAGGCTTGGGCTTTTGAAAGCCGGACAGGTCCAACTCCATCCGGGGCTTGCGCGGCAGCGTCGGCAGGAATTTGTCGTAAATCGCCTGCACTTCCTTGGCCTGCGCCTCGGTGTCGAGCACGAACTTCTGGCCCATCACGCGCACGGTGCGGCGCTGCTCGTCGAAGAATTTGGCTACCCGGTCCGCATAGCCCGGGTTCTGGTTGATGTTCAAGAGCCGGTCGTTGGCCGCGCGCACGTAGTCGTCCCGTGCGCCCTGCAGTTTGGCGATTTCAGCATCGATGACCTTGGGGTCGTAACCCATGGACTTCATCGTGCGCAGCAAATCGGTCTTGAACCAGGTCTCGATGTCCTTGCCCACCACCGACAGACTGTCAAAGGGCTGGGCAATCACACGCCTGGCCAGCACCGCCGACTCGGCGATGAATGCCAGACCCGAAGCCACCGACTCCAGAAACGCGAGCGTGGCATCCCGGTTGGACGTGATGCGTTGCAGTTCATTGCTGAAACTGCCGGTCTCGCCCTGAGCCAGGATGACCTGCTCGGTGAAGTCAGCCAGGACCGGGATGACGGCTGCGCCGATCTGGCGCTGCACGCCCTCGAAGATGGCAGACAGGCGCGTCAGGTTGTCGTTGAAGACCTCGGATGCACGCGCCACGTCCTCCGACATGACCAGGCCCAGGCGCTGCGCTTCTTCCATCAGCGCTGTAATGCCCTCGCGCCCCTGGTTCAGGAACGGGACGATGGCCAGGCCTTCTTTGCCGAAGATCTTGACCGCCAAAGCAGCCTTATCCGCTCCATCAGGCATGACAGAAAACTTCTCGGCCAGATCCAGCAAGACCTGCTCGGTCGGACGGATCTGTCCGTGCACATCGGTGGCCGACACACCCAGCGCCTTCAACGCCGCACTGCCCTCTTCGCCGTTGACCTGGGAGTCGAACATGGCAACCGATAGTTTTTGCAGTGCCTTGGTCAAGCCTTCGGTGCTGACATCCGACAGCTTGGCCGCGTAGTCCAGTGCGGTCAGCGCCTCGACCGAGACCCCTGTCTTTTGCGAGAGCTTGAAGAACTCATCACCCACCCGGGCCACCGGCATGACGAGCGCCGTGATGCCCACACCGAGTGCTGCGATGCTGGCACCGGCGATCAGACCGGCAGGACCGAACTTGCCCAGCACCGAGCCCATCATGCCAAGACGGTCCGTGGCGGCCTGCAGTTGGAACTTGGCATCGTTGGCGGCGCTTGACAGGAGCTTGAGGCCACCGGAGGCTGGGGTGGCAGCGGCTTCTATTTTCTTGAGCGAGCGCTCCCCCTTCTCGCCAATCTCGGACAGCTCGGCTTTGACCTTGCCGCCGTCGATCACGGACAGGCGAATGGAGAGATTGCGTTCAGCCATGGGGAAACACTCGGATCAAGGCAAAGAGATCAGTCGCCGCGTTATTCGTTTTGTTCAAAAGTGCTCATCAGGCCCGCCTCTGCAGCCGGAAACAGGTCAATCGCCGTGGCTTTGTCCAATCCAGCGCACTCGCAGGTCAGCATCCAAGCGTTCAGATCCAGACCCACGACACGACCCTGGTTCATGCGCAACTGACTGGCACAAACTTCCATGGCACTGGCCGCTTGCCAGCCTTCTAGGCTGAGGGGTGCATTCATGGTGTACGGACACTCGGGACATGGCTCAGCACAACTTTGAAGGCAGGCACTGCAATAGTTCGGCCCACCACCAAAGTGCCATGCGGTGCGGGCCTTCAGGCGTTTTTTTCCGATTCCAGTGCGTACAGGCCAGCAAGGTATTCGCGCTCGAAGGCATCGGCCAACAGCCAGTGCTCCATCAAAGCGGCCACGCCTTCTGGTGTGACGGATGCTGGTTGACCTTTGTCATCGGCCACGCCTTCCCAGGCGATGACGGCCAGCTTGGCCAGTTCGGTGATGAGAGTGGCAGTGCGCTCGCCAGCGGCAGCGGTGTCGGTACCCGCCACTTTGGAGGCGGCATGGCGCGCGGCCATGACCAGTGCAGTGGTGGCGGGGCGGACCTGCAGGCGCACGCCAGCGGCCAGTGCGATCCAGTGCGGTTCACGTGGAATGTTGAGTTTGATCATTGGAAAGTCCTGGGTATCAATACGTGGTCACGTCGTTGAGCAGTTCGACGGTGAGCATCTTGTTGGCCGCCACGTTCTTGGCGGCTTGCCACTCGAAAGTGGCTTGAATGCCACCTGGCCCAGTGATGGAAACTTTGGGCTTGGGCAGGTAGACCTCATGTGCGATGAAGGTCAGGCGCTTGGTGGCGTCGATCGTGTAGGCGAACGTCAACTCCAGTGGCGTGTTGTTGGTGGCCGCATCGATGAGCTGGGTATCGGCAAAGCGGACCTCCAAATTGCCAGTCAGGCTGGCCACCGTGGGGTCAGCGCCGTCGATCTTGCCGTCGGAGCGGATGGTCTCGATGCGCTCGAGGTTGTTGGAATACGTGAGTTGCGCCGAGACCACGTTACCCAGCGCAGTGCCACCCTTTTTGATGGAGCCCTGAAACTGGTTGAACCGCAGGATGTCTCGCGTCGTCGGGGTGGCATCGATGGTGGCTGCCTGCTTGACCTCACCCTGCGCGATCAGGCCGACCGTGGCATTGGCCGCACCCGAACGGGCAAACCCCACCTGCAGGCTGTTGACCATGACGCCAGACGCCACAAACCAGGCCGGGATATCGGGAAGACCCGTCTCAAGACTGAGGCTTGGCAAACTGGACTTGCCAGAGATGAAGGTGTGGGTGAGCGTGCCGGTGCCCGTGGTGGTGGCGCTGCCCAGCAGAGCTTTGAGCCACATGCCGATGTTGCGCACGTCCACGGGCACGACCATGTCGCCTTCGACCTTGATCACATCTCGAATCGGCGCATTGGGCTCGCGACCCAGTCCAATCAGGTCATTGGCAATGAGCCCCTGCTCGGAGCCGAGAGTGGTGGATACAAATGGCAGCTTCCAGTAGTCGCCCACCGGATTGCTGCCATAGGTGGTTTCGAACGCGGCCAAGAGGCTGGCGTTCGCGCCATAGGCACGGGCCATGAGGTTTCTCCTTGGGGAATAGGTTTCAGTTCAGCGGACCTGAGCTGCTGTAGTGCAGGACCACGGGTAGCAAGCAAGCCTTGATGCCACTGACCCCATCGGGTGCCAGTTCATCGAACTTGGGTGGACCGATTTCGGCGTACTCGATGACGCCGTCAAGCGTGCGGTCCTCTTCGATCAGGGCTGCCAGTTCGACCAATAGGCCGTCCATGCGCTTATCGCGCTCGCTGGCATTCGGGTCGGCGACGAACAATTCGATCGCCACCCGGTGCTGCCAGTGGTAGGTCAGTGGCGAGAGCGACACCTCAGGCTCGCCCATCTCGCCGTCACGCAAGACGGCCATGGCATGCTCTGACAGCCTCTCGGGTAAGGATGCGTTGCGTTTGGTCATCACACCCAAAGACAGGTGTCCGAGCACAGCGAACAGTGCGCCGATGGCGCTCTCACGTTGACTGGGTCGTTGACTCATCAGCTTTCACCTTTGCGTTCAGCCTCATCGAAGAGGTTGGCGATCCGGTTGGCCAGCGTGTTGACCCAGCGTCGCGAAGCACTGTCGATGTCGAATTTCTTCTTCAGGGTGACTTGCGGCACCAGCAGGAACATCGGCACCGTGACCAGGCCTCGGCCGCTGGCTTGAGCCTTCTGCGAGGCAGCGGAGAAGCCGCCACGCTGGCCCTGGCGAGCGCGCTGGTTTTCGGCAACGAGGAGCGAGGGCTTGCCCCGGCGGTAGACAAAGCGCAGGCGATGGCCACGGAGCTTTTCCCAAAGACCAGGAGTCATGCGTTTGCCACGAGGGCCTTTGCCAGCAGCGGGCAAGGCAATCGCCAGCCAGAACCCGTCTTTGGAGCGGATAGTCGCGCCCTGGTCATGGGCGCCGACCACTTCTGGGGCTCGGCTGTAGACCAGGCCCGCTGCCTTGATGCTCATCTGGCCTTTGGGATAGACCTCGCCGCGCCAGGTGTTCGCCAGGCGCTGGCCCAGGCCCGCACCGGTGATCTGGTTGCGCAACTCGGTCTTGAGACCGTCGGTCGTCTCGCGGATGGATTGCGTCACGGCCTGTTCGGCAATGCGCACTTCTTCCGCCAGCATTTGGTCCAGGTCACCGGACAAGGCAGCCATCAGCCTCATACCGGTGCGCCAGTCAGGGTCCAGATCAGGCGATCGCGATCGGCCAGCGGCTCACCCACCACCTGATAGGTCTGACCAGCGACGGTGAAGCGTTCCCCCTCGCGGGGAGACATCACCTCTCGGGCCATCACATCAAATCGGTGGGTTGCCAGCGCCAAGCGCGTCTCACCGAAAGACTCGACGACATCGGCCTGCTTGGAGATGAACCGGGTGGCGATTTCTCGGCCATCCGCCAGCCGGTAGGTGCCAGGCACCCCCAGCCGGGCAAACAGACGCACCACTGCTCGCTCAAAGGCTGCTTGCATGAATCAAGCCGTCAGCTTGATCAGCACGCCCGGGCGGTGGCACATGGGCAGCGGGTTGCTCTGCGTGTGCAGGTCGGTGCCTCGGTCGAACTGGCGCGGCGCCTGTTTGGCGTAGACAGGCTGACCCAGGGTGTTGACCGTTTCGTTGAAGTCCGCTGGCGCGAAGTAGGTGCCGAAGGTGTCGACTGTGCCCACGGGAAAGCAATGCGCTTCACCGTCCGCGATGAACTTGCGCACCGTGCCGTCGGCCGAGCTGGCCTGGCCCCGGTACTCCTCGAAGGTGATGCCGCCGTAGGTGAAGCCGGTGCGCACGTCTTCGCGCAGCCAGGCACCTTCCTGGAACCGGGTGTAGGACTCCACCACATTGGCGTGGCTGGTCAGGGCCTCGAAGAAGGACGGAGAGCACAGGCAGCGCACGCCGGTCATGAATTCGCCCTGCAGGGCTTTTTCCATTTCGCCAAGGACCTTGACGCACTTGTTGCGAACATTGGTCTTAGCATCCGCCAAACCCAGCGACAGGGTGGTCGCATCAATGCCGAATTCGTCGTAGAGGTTGTAGATGGTCGAACCATCGGCATCCAGGATCTCGCCCTTCAAGGCGCCCATCCGCAGGTGCTCCAGCGTGATCGCGTGCTTGTTGCGCATGGTCTCCAGATGCCGGGCCAGCACACCGGCCAGGGTTTCCAGCTCGGTCTCCGACCCAAAAGCGCGGATGCCCTGGACCTCTTCGGGCAGCACCACATCGTCGTGCGGGATGTGAGGGATGACGAAGGAGCGGACCTTGCGCTTGCCACGCGTGCCCACAGTACCAGGCGAGCCGGGTGGCATGGTGGGCAGCAGGTTGAGCACACCGTTGCGCTCTTCAATGATGATTTGCCGAAAGCGCGTGGGCTTGGCAGGAAACAGGTTCAGGTCTTCCAGCCGGCCGTAGCGGTTGGGCACCAGGTTGATGGCGGCCGTGAGGTTGGCCATGCTGAAGGCCGGGTTGGCAAAGAGGTTCTGCATTTGAGGCTCCAAAAATGACGAAACCCGCGCAAGCCAGACGGCCAGACGGGTTCGAGGGGATGAATGGGTTGGGTAACAGGCGGATCAGTGACAGGCTTTACGCACTCTCACGCACCAGCACGCCACGCTCAGCCAGTTGCTGCTCGTAAGCAGTGCGCTGGGCACCGGTGAGTGCAATCGGCCAGACCAGGGCGGTCTTGGCGACGATGGCGTGACGGGCGATCAGGATGGCATCAGCCCGGTCAGAATTGGTGGCATCAATGGCGTTGACTAGGACGCCAATGGCGGACTCGGTGCCATCGGTGGCGGCTGGGTCGATGGCGTAGTGCTTGCCATCGCTGGTGTTGCGACCGAGCACCGTGCCCAAGGGCAGGTTCTGGCCAGCGGCGATGGTGGCGACGTCGCGCGAATAGCGGTTGGGTGCTTCGTACTTCAAGAGATCGGCGAGGTTGTTTTGTTCGGTGATGGTGGGCATGGCTGATTCCTTTCTCAGGCTTTGGCGGTGAGTTTCTTGACGGCCGCCACGATGGGCGAGGTCTCAGGGCGATCGAGCGACTGGGTGCCCGCGTCCACGGTGATCGTCGAGCGGATGTCGGCGGCATCGGACTGCGCGGCACGTGCGTCTATCAGCACGCGGCGCACATCGGCTTGGGATTTGCCAGCAGCGATGAACTCGGCCGCGCGATCGGGGCAGCCGGCCAGCAGGCACAGCTCGGCAATCGCCTGTGCGGTTTGCGTGACTTCGCGCTTGGCTTGTGCAACCAGTTTTTCTGCTTCGGCCAGATCGATGGTGTCAGCCACGGGGTTTTGAAGGATGTCCTGGGTGTCAGGCATGGAAAGCTCCTTATGAGGAAGTGCCGTCTCAGCACGGATGACGCCCCGCACCTGAGACGGCGAATGGTTACGGGCGTTGAGATACAAGTGGAATTGGCTGAGGGTGGCGTCCAGCGTCTGGACACCATCGGCGAGCCCCTGGGCCACGGCATTCGTGCCGAAGAACAGTCCGGCCTCCGTGGCGCGCACGGCAGCGAGATCCAGGCCGCGCATGGCAACCACGTGTTCGGTAAAGATGGAATACAGCCGATTGACCTCACCCTGCAGTTCCGTTTTGGCCGCATCCGACAAGGGCTCATGCGGCGAGTAGTCGTTCTTGTGGGCGCCTGCTGTGATCGCGGTGAAGTGGTAGCCGTCTTTGGCATCCTTGACCGACTGGTCGACATGCAGGGCGATCACGCCAATAGAGCCGACACCGCCGGTTTCCGTCACGAACAAGCGCTGGGCACTGGCCGCGATGGCATAGGCGGCTGAGTACGCCGCATCATTGGCCACCGCCCAGACGGGTTTGATCGCTGCCACTTCGCGCACACGACGGGCCAGCTCGAAGCTGCCCGAGGCCTCGCCACCGGGGGAGTCGATGTCGAGCAGAATCCCGCTGACCTGGGGATCGGCCAGGGCCGCATCGAGCATCGCAGCGATCTCACCGTAAGAGGTCAGGCCCGAAGCGGCCTCCATGCCAAGCGAGCGCTTCACCAGTGATCCGTGGATCGGGATCACCGCAATGCCCTCAGGTGCAGCGGCCAGCGGGGGCCGTTGGAAAACTGCCATGTCCATCATGGGCATGGCAGGCACATCGGCCATGCCGAGGCGCTGGCCGACGACTGACAAAATCACGTCCAGCTTGGGTCGGTGGATGAGTAAGGGCGTCCCGAACAGGCGGGAGGCAAGGTAAGTCATGGTTGAGCGTCCTGGTTGTCGTTGGGTGCAGCCATGGGATCGGCTGAAGACGCGTCAGTGGCCTGACCGTCTTGGGTTTCATTGGGTTCCGGTGCGGGCGCCTGGTCATGCCGGGCATCGGAGTCAAAGACCAGGCCCAGCGCATCGGCCCGGGCGTTGTCGGCTGCGATTTCCCGATCGACGTCCTCGGCGTCATAGCCATTGCCGGAAATCGCTTCTGAGCGGCTCATGAGGCCAGCGCGGATGGCGAGCTTCATGGCGTTGAATTCCTTTTGTGGATCAACCCAACTCCAGCCTTGCGGGATCCACTTGGCTGCCTGGTAGGCGCGGCGGTCTTTGCGGTAGCCCGGTAGATCAATGGCCCCTTCCAACAAGGCCTGATCCATCCAGGCGCGCCAGATCGGGCGGCACAGTTGGTGCACGATCACCCCATGCTGCAAGGCTTCGCAGCGGCGGCGGAATTCGAGCAACCCAGCACGGATCGACGAGTAGTTCACCTGCGTCAGGTCGCCGGTGAGCATCTCGTAGGTGATGCCCATGGCAGCGGCCACCGCTCTGAACTGCTGACGCATGAATTCGGCATAAGAACTGCCAACGTCCGCCGGTGCCGAGAACTTGATGTCTTCCCCAGGCTCCAGAATCTGCAGCGTGCCGGGCTCCATGCCAGCCAGTGCCACGCCATTCGCATCGGCCGCCGACTCGCCCATCAGGTTGTCTTCTGGGGCCATGCGGGTGATGAAACCGGCAAACATGGCTGCGGTTTTCTTGCGCACCAGTTCGGCGTCGTCGTATTGATCCAGTTCGTTGAGCTTGACCAAGGCCCGCGTTAGCCACGGCTCGCCTCGGATCTGACCAGGGCGCAAGGGGCGGAACAGGTGAATGACTTCTGAGGCATCCACACGCACGGTGTCCATGCCGCCCTGGCTGGACATCGGAGCCAGTAACCCGTCGTTGGGGTGCGAGCGGTACAAGTGGTACGCCACCCGACGACCCAGCCGGTCGAACTCGATGCCGGACCGGATGACATTGCCGCCGGGAAGATCCCGATTCATTGTCGTTGGCAGATGCTCAGCTTCCAGCACCTGGATCTGCAGTGCCACGGGTAGACCATCTTCGACACGTCGGTAGCGCAGTCGAATCAGCGCCTCGCCGCCCTCAAGCATGGCCCGGGTGGCCAGTGCCTGCAGACCGGAGAAGTCGGTCAGGCCTGCGGCATCCGCCTGCTCGCACCAGTCCCACCACAGGCTGTGGATGGCCTCACGAATGGTTTGGTCCGGCACCATGCTCTGCGGCTTGATGCCGGTACCGATGGCGTTGGCCACAAAGGCTTCGATGCCGGCAGCGGCCCAGGCATTGCGCCGAACAAGGTCACGGCTTTTGGCACGCAGTTCGTCTTGGGCCAGTGACAAAGCGGCCACCGCGCCCGGGTTGCCCGGCATCCACGCCAGCGCCCGGCGACCACCGCCGGTGCCGTCATAGAAAGGCGTGCCACCGAACATGCGGCGACGAAGGTTTTTGAGCCAGGCCATCAGAGCGCCTTGCTCGTGGTCACGCGGATCTGTCGCGATTTGCGTGCGCCCGATTCACGGGCGATGGTGGCCTCGACCTCGGCAATCGCGGCCTTGAGATCGGCCACGCTGCGGTACTCGATGCTCTTGCCCTCGTAGGTCACGCGGTGCTCGCCGCTGGCCAGGGCTTCATGCAGGGCCTGCAGGTGTTCAGGTGTGTAAGTGCTCATCAGGTCATCCATCGGCTGCGCACCACTCGGCGCGAAGCTGGTGCTGTGCTGCCAGAAGTGCTGAGGCCACCGTCGAACTTCTGTTCTCGGGTGGCCTCGGAGGTATCAGTCAGAGGGGCATCGGAGGGAGGACCGACGCCCAGTTGTTTTTCCAATTCGAGCCAGTGACGGTCTTCGAAACGATCCAGACCAGCCGCTGCTGCAGCAGCGCGGGCGTAGACGTAGCAGTCCAGCGCCTCGTTGCGCTCGCGCATCTTTTGCCACTCGCGGTGAGCAAAGCCGTTGCGGTCGCGCCGGGTGATCAGTTGCTCAGCGCAGATCTGCTGCAGGTATTCGGCGTCGACCTTGGGCAGATGCACGTAGCCAGCCGGGTAGATCGTCGTCACACCGTCTTCGGCCACCTCCGCGCTCTTGCGCAGGTTGTTGTAGAACTCGAGCTTGGCAATGCCGCCGGCCACCGGGAACACCTTGATGCCCCGGCGCAGCTTCTTGCCACTCGCAGTCGCATCCACCGCCGTCGGCGTGCCGATCAGCGCCGCACCACCGGCAATGCCCTTGATCGGCATGAGGCGGGCATCGCGAACGCTGCGCACGAAGGCATAGGCCTCCTGAGTGGCATAACCGGTATCCAGAGCAATCCTCGCCAGGCTCAGCTGGCAGCCGCTGCTGTGAGTCCAGGTTTCACCCATCAGCTTGGCCAAGGCCGACCAAACCTCGGCTCGAGCGGTGTCACCCATCAGCACCCGGTGCTCGACCAGCCAAGATGCCTTGCCCCGCCCGAAGGCCCAGACCGAGACTTCGATGCGGTCCTTCTGCACGTCGGCACCAGCGGTGAGCAGCAAGCCACCCGCGGGCACGGTGCCGACGCGGTAATCCTCGCGTCGCTCCAGTAGGCGCTGCCAATCGGGCGCTTCGCCTTCCTCGACCCAGGTCTCGCCCAGTTCGGTGTTCTTGAAAGTCTTGATGGCAGATGCCGAACGGGTGTCCGACATCGCCGCTGACTCCCACGCGCGGGCAATCTCGATCCAGCTGCGCCAACCCACCGGGCTGTAGAGGCTGGAGAGGTGAAACCCGGCCGTGCGTCCAGCATTCTCCGGTGCACAGGCCTGCCACTGGCCGTTCTCCAGCATCCAGGTCTTGTGGTGCTCGGCGATGGGTTCACCACAGCCTTCGCAGATGTAGACCGCCGTCTCGGGCTGACTGCGTTCCCAGCGCAATTGCTCGAACCGCAGCCACTGCCGGTGCTCGCAGTGCGGGCACGGCACGAAGTAGCGGCGCTGGTCCGAGGCTTCAAACTCCCGGTCGACTGCACTAGCCCCGGCAATGGTCGGGGTCGAGACGATCAGGATCTTGCGTCGGGCAAAGGTGCGGGTGCGGGCCTCGGCCAGAGAGATTGCGTCACCTTCACCCTCAACATCGAGCGGGTAACCATCGACCTCATCCAGGAACAAGTAGCGCACCGGCATCGAGCGCAGGCCCACCGCACTGTTGGCACCGGTCATCACCAGCACCCCGCCATGAAACTCCTTGGCCAAGATGGTGTTGCCCGAGTCCCGGCTGCGCGCTGGCGCGATCCGCTCCTGGATGGCCGGGCTCTCCTCGATGAGCGCGTCGATGCGCTGCTTGGAGGCCCGCTTGGCCATCTCGACCGTCGGCCAGACGGCCATCATTGGACCGGGGGCGTGGTGGATCACATAACCCACCCAGTTCAGGCCCAGCTCCGTGCCACCGACCTGCGCCCCTTTCATGAACACCACCCGCTCGATCGGCGACATAGGCGACAAGCAATCCATGATCTCGCGCAGATAAGGCGTGCGACTGGTGCGCCAACGTCCCGGCTCTGAGGCCGCCTTGCTGGAGAGCACCCGGTGCTTGTCTGCCCATTCGGAGACCGTGAGCAGCGGATCGGGCATCAGACCTTCGCGCCAGGCGCGTTCGATCGCGTCCCAGCCTTCGTAAAACGACTCGTCCATGGTCAATCGACTTTCGGCTGCAAGTCACCCAGGTCCTGCAACTGCTGGCGCACAGCCGCGTCCAGCGCAACGTGCAGCACATGAGGATCGACGTTCAGGCCGGCGGCCATCTGCGCTGATATCCGTGCTGGCCAGTTGAGCCAGGCATCGCGCTCAGCACGAGCCAGCTTGAACACATGGGCCACGGCCTGCGAGCGATCGACCAGCTCGCCCTTAAGGCGCGCCAGGCGCACTTTGTTCGTCTGCGCCTTGACCACCTCATTGACGGTGCGTGCCTGCAGCAGTGACGTACCGCCCGTCGACAAGGCAGGCGTCGAAGGCTCGCCTGCTTCACGCACCACTTTTGCAGACGCTTGCGGTATCTCGCGGGCTACTGCGGGAGCTTGCGGTACTTCCCTGGCTTCGCCAGTTACTGACCGACGGTTCGGTGTGGTGTTGGCCGCCCACTGGGCATCGGCCACCACCGGTTCAATCGTGCCATCCGGCAAGGGCGTGATGCGCCCCGTGTCGATGGCCTTCTTGACGGCCACATGCGACACACCTCGGTGGCGCGCGTAGGCGCGAATGGACAGTCCCATGGTGTCGATTTACTCAGTGCAAGTGGGTGGCCTCCTGGATGCGTTTTGTCATGCAAAGACGAGTGAATCACCCGGGATTAGAAAGAGCTTGGCTTCGGTTGCGAACAGCGCGTCAATCACATCGTCCTCAACACATCAGGCAATCGAAAGGCCAAGACGATGAAAAAACAAAACACCCAGCCCATCCAGGACCTGCTTGGAAAGATCGCACTCGATCACCTTTTCATCCAGACCCTGGAAACACAAATGAGCGACCGACTCGACTTTCATGAGGTCAGCGTCTGGGGCGTCAAGAGCGCACTGGAAGCGGCTTTTGAAGCGGGCCGTATGGCCGCCACGCAATCGTCAACCCAGACCAACCCCAACTAAAAAGGTTCAACATGACCACACAACTCACACCCGCCCAGCACGCCATCCTGGACCATGCCCATCAGCACACCGAAGGCAAGATCACCTGGTTCCCTGACAACATCAAGGGCGGCGCGCGCCAGAAAGTGATCGACGGCTTGTTCAAGCGCTCCCTGATCACATACGACGGCAAGGACTGGTTCCTAGCAGCCGAGGGCTACGACGCCCTGGGTGCGCCACACAGAGCGCCCTTAAGTTCGCAGTCGATCAATGAGGTCATAAAGGCAGCAAAGGCTGCAAAACCACGTACCCGCGACAACAGCAAACAAGCGCAAGTGATCGCCATGCTCAAGCGCCCCGAGGGCGCCACCATCGCACAAATTTGCCAAGCAACGGGCTGGCTACCGCATACCTGCCGAGGTGCCATTGCCGGTGCACTCAAAAAGAAGATGGGGTTGGAAATTTCCTCAGAAAAACAGCCAGATGCCGACCGCGTCTACCGCATCACCAATCCCTACCACGCCGCATGAGGCTCACATGAAAACCATGACCATCACGATTGAACGCAAGCCCATCACCATCCAGTTCGACGGCAAAGCCATGGAAGTCGAAGAGCTCGGTATCCGACTACCCTTTGGCCGCAAGCCGACCACCATGAGCGAGATCGCTGGCAGTGAAGACTGCACCGTCTACATCACCGAAACCCGCGAGATGGAGCCAGCAGAGTTCGACAGCTTTGCAGTGAACCTGCTCCAGTCTCGTGATTGGCTCAATGGCAAGGGTGGCTATTACGGAGATGGCAGGCTGTGTGTCGAAGTGCATGCACCCGGTCGCCCTTACCTCTTCATCGATCCCTCTGGGTCGAACTACGGACGCTATTGCGCACGCCTTGGCTGATCAGTCTCCGAGAAGCGACAAATCAAAAAAATTTGATGAATCGCTTTACTTCATCCCCAAGTAGAGCGTTCATACAGACATCGCAACAAGGAGCACACAGATGAACCCCATCGATCAAGCCAAACGAACCACGCAGCATCTTCGCCAGATGTCAAAGGCAGAGGTTTTTATGAGGTGGACCCGCACATGCCTGGGACGCATCTACAGCGCTCAGATCAAAGAACAGCGCAAGTCATGGATGGTCTATGACATCGTGCGCAGCCAGTACGGCGCTGCCATTGCAGACCAGGTCGCTTGAAAGGGGCCCACATGATGCTCAGCACGCAAAACGAAGCGTACGGCTTTTGGGGAACGATGGGAGGTCACGCCAGTGTGGCCTGGCCGATCGCCATGGCCCAAGTTGCCGAGGCCACAAGCGAACCATTTGAGTCAGTACGTGCCTTTCTGGACAGCAAGCAAGGCAGACATTTCGCAGACTCAGTCCAGGACGGCTTGGTCTCTGACCATGCGATGGATGCCGCTGTTGCCCATGCCATCAGCAAGTGGATGGACTGGACCATTGGCCGCCACACCAGCAAGCAGTACGGCATCCCCAAGGGTCTGCCTTACCTCACCGGATTCGTGATTCACTGCAAGATCGTCGAAGAGACCATGGCCGATTGACGGACCCGCAGGGCTTCGAAGCTGCGTCGCAGGATGTAACTCCGAACGATCGATATCGCAGTGAAGACCAAACCCATCAACAAATTGTCTGCGATGGTGACGTTCACGCCAAAGAGCGGAAACAGCAGCATCTGCGTGGCCACCGCTACGCCATATCCGATCAGCACATTGGCCAGCGACTCCACCAGGGACATCAGACGCGACTGTTTCATGCGTCGGCCCTCTCTGAGTCTGCTGGCCTCGCCATACCTGCAGCTGCCGCCAGGTCGTTGAACTTCACCGCATCGGCTTCCCGGTAGGCCTCCTGACCAGTCCAGTCCTGCCAGCGGCGCACGATCACGTCAACGTACTTGGGATCGAGTTCGATCAGCCAGCCGATGCGGCCGGACTTTTCTGCGGCGATGAGGGTAGTGCCGGACCCGCCAAAGGGATCGAGCACGATGTCACCCGGTCGGCTGGAGTTGCGAATGGCCCGCTCGACCAGTTCCACTGGCTTCATGGTCGGGTGCAGATCGTTCTTCTGCGGCTTTTTGATGTTCCAGACATCGCCCTGATCGCGATCACCGCACCAATGGCGGTTTTGCCCCTCGGGCCAGCCGTAGAGGATGGGCTCATACTGGCGCTGGTAGTCGGCACGGCCGAGCGTGAAGGTGTTCTTGGCCCAGATGATGAAGGTCGACCACTTGCCACCGGCAGCCCGGAAGGCTTGCTGCAGCGTATCCAGCTCGCTCGACGACATGGCGATGTAAATGGCTCCGGCGCAGCGTTCCAGCATCGGAGTCAGTGCGGCCAGCAGGAAGTCGTAAAAGCCATCGCCCAGGTTGTCGTTCAGGATCGGGCGGTCCTTGCCGCGCATCTTGTCCTTGGCGCTGTTGGCGTAGTCGACGTTGTACGGTGGATCGGTAAACACCATGTCGGCCTGTGCATCGGCCATCAGCGCTTCGTAGCTTGCTGGGTCGGCGGCGTCGCCACACAGCAGGCGGTGGTTTCCCAGCTCCCAGACGTCCCCTGGTCGGGAGATCGGCGTGACCGGCACGTCGGGCACCGCATCGTCGTCGGTCTGGCCGTCGACCGTGGTCTCTTCACCGGCCATGATCTCGGCCAGTGCATCGGCATCGAAGCCGGTGATGTCCAGGTTGAAGCCATCTTCCTGCAGCGACTGCAGTTCGATGCGCAGCATGGCATCGTCCCAGCCGGCGTTCGCAGCAATCCGGTTGTCCGCAATGATCAGTGCCCGGCGCTGGGTCGGGGTCAGGTGGTCGAGGACGACCACCGGGACAGTGTCCAAACCCAGCTTTTGCGCGGCAGCCAAGCGGCCGTGCCCTGCGACGATCACGCCGTCAGATCCAGCCAAGATCGGATTGGTGAAGCCAAACTCAACGATGGAAGCTGCAATCTGCGCCACCTGCTCATCGGAGTGAGTGCGGGCATTGCGGGCGTACGGGACGAGCTTGGCTGTTGGCCAGCGTTCGATATGAGTGGAGAGCCAAGGTTCAGACATCGGTGGATTCGCTTTGTCGCTGTTGGGCGATGACCTCAAAGGTCTCGCCTGTGGTGGCCAGGGTGACTGGCACACCAGGGAAGTTTTGTTGGAAACGGATCAACGCCACATCGACGTACTCAGGCGCGATCTCAACAGCACGACCGATTCGGCCAGTGCGCTGGGCGGCCATCAGCGTGGTGCCGCTGCCGCCAAAGGGCTCAAACACGATCTCGCCTTCCTGCGTGTAGGCTTCGACCATCTCCACCGGCAGCGTCACCGGGAAGGCCGCCGGGTGGTCGATGCCTTTGCCGATCTTTCCTTTATGGCGCATGACCCGGATCACCGAGTCAGGGATGCGGTAATCCTGCGTCGGTTGACCCTCTGCGGTCCAACCGTTGACTTGGCCGTCCTTGCCGCGCATGGCAGTCGAGGAACCATCGGCGCGCAGGTGGGTTTCCTGACCGGCGAACTTGCAGGGCACCGTCTTGTTGGGTCTGCGGCTGGGTTTGCCTGTATCGCGGTTGAAGTGGAAGATGAACTCAAAGCTCGGTGCCAGGCGACCCTGCCAGTCACCGGGCATTCCCGGCCCCTGATCCCAGACGTACCAGGCGAAGCGCCGCCAGCCTTGAGTCCGCATCCAGGCAAGCCACTGATCCCAATACGGGATGAACTCGTTATCGCGGTGGATCAATCCGAGGTTGACCAGCACCTGGCCATCGGCCGCCATGGGCAGCTGCGCAAATACGCCGCGCATCAGTCCATCCCAGTCGGCGATGCCGCCAGAGGTGTAGTCGCGCTGGTTGCCATAGGGTGGCGAGGTGAAGCACAGGCTCGCCTCCTCGCCTTGCATCAGAGTGGCGACCACCGATGGATCGCTGGCATCACCACAGATCAGGCGGTGCGGGCCCAGCTGCCAGACGTCCCCTGGTCGGGAGATCGGCTGCTTGGGTGGCTCGGGGACCTCATCGTCCTCATCGCTAGCAGGCTCATCGGTATCCGAACCATCTGTCTCTCCGATGTTGGCCAGCATCTGAGCAAGCTCGTCATCGTCGAAGCCGGTGAGCAGCAGGTCGTATCCGGCTTCGGACAGCTCCGCTAATTCCAAGGCCAGCAGTTCGTCGTCCCAACCAGCATCCAGTGCCAGGCGGTTGTCGGCGATCACGTAGGCGCGCTTTTGCGCCGGTGTGAGGTGCCCCAGTTCAATGACCGGGACGTTTGACAGTTCCAGTTTGCGCGCAGCAGCCAGACGTCCATGGCCGGCAATGATCCCGTTGTCGCCATCGACCAGGATGGGCTGGGTCCAGCCAAACTCCACGATGCTGGCCGCGATCT